TCTGGAAGTTTCACTTTTGGAAAGGTATTTGTAAAACCAACTAATGTTGCTGTAATTGTACTGTTATTTTCTTCTAGTCTTGAAACTACCTTAATATCACTAAAACCATTTTGTTCAAGAAACGCAATAAATTCTTTTAAAACTACATTTTTTACTACAAATACAGAAACGGTTACTATTGTACCAAATATCATCTGTAATAATGTACTTTCTGGAAGAGTATTTTGAAACGTTTCAAAAAAAATGGCTGGTAAGTTTGGGATAGTAAATGGAACTAAATTACTATCTGGTGTTGGTAGAGGGTTTTTATTACAACCACAATCAGCAGCTTTCGGAGCAGTTTCGTGAGTATGGCCTTTACAGTTACACATTTTATAATATTATATAATATAATATTTTTATCCAAATATTAAATTATATCATTGTCTTTAATCATCAATCATAATAATAATCACTACCACAATCCGCACATATTGAGCAACTTTGACTTTTATCAAAATAACACAAATTATTTGACCATATACATTTTCCTTTATATGTGTGTCCATTAAGTTTGTATGTTATATAACATTTGGTACATGAAGTGGATGATGTATTATTTCCACAGGAAGATGTATAGTCACCAATTGTGCAACTTCCACTTGTTCCAGTTACACTACCTCCTACATTTGAATCTAAACTTAATTTTAATAAATTATTATTATTTGTGTTTCCATTATCTATAATTGTATTTATAAATCCATAACTCTCTAGATAAGAATTAAATTCTTCTAAAATATTACTATTATTAAATGAAAAGGAAACTGCTATCTCTACTACAGCAAAATCAATATTATTATTAATGTATTCGGGAATTACTGAACTAAATACCTCATAAAATATTGTTTTTAAATTAGATGGAATAAATATATCATATAGTGGTGGTAGTTCTGGAAGTTTCACTTTTGGAAAGGTATTTGAAAAACCAACTAATGTTGCTGTAATTGTACTGTTATTTTCTTCTAGTCTTGAAACTACCTTAATATCATCAAAACCATTTACTTTAAGAAACGCAATAAATTCTTTTAAAACTACATTTTTTACTACAAATACAGAAACGGTTACTATTGTACCAAATACCATCTGTAATAATGTACTTTCTGGAAGCGTATTTTGAAACGTTTCGAAAAAAAGCATTGGTATATTTTTAATAGTAATTGGAACTAAATTACTGTCTGGTGTTGGAACTAAATTACTATCTGGTGTTGGTAGAGGGTTTTTATTACAACCACAATCAGCAGCTTTCGGAGCAGTTTCGTGAGTATGGCCTTTACAGTTACACATTTTTATAATATAATATAATATAATAGTTTTATCCAAATATTAAATTATATCATTGTCTTTAAATTCTTTTTTAAACAAATTCATATATTTTATCCACCACGATTTTTCCTCGTTTTTCTTCCTGAGCCCTTAAGCCCCTTTCGAATAAAACCCCGGATTTTCTCTCTTTCTTCATAAATCTGATCCACAATTGGTAAAAAGAAAAAGCGAAACTTTGAACGCATTTTCTTCAATTCATTCACCGAAACCCAACGTATTTCTTCTTTTTCAAAGATTTTCGAGTTTTTAATGACCTTTGGATCCAACCTTTTTTGTAAAAAACGCTGATTGTTATTGTAGTAAAAAGGTAAGGCCTCATCATAAACAATGGGAAAAATATGCGTTCGATAAGGACGATGACCTTCTGCGTGATAATCGACAGGATAAGTTCCGTTTTTCTGCAACATTCGTCTTACGTCGCTCATTGATCCTAAAAATCCGGTCAATTCTTCCGTTCCTTCCCGTACGGCCGTTTCAAAAAAACTCTCATTCTTATCCGTCCCACCGCCAAAATCCGCAAATCCGGCTGCGGTATCCTCATATTTATTTTCTTTTCCGAATAAAAAATACAATTCATTTTTATAAATCGTTGTTGGTAAAATCCCTGCACCCATCTCTATAATAAGCTAAGGAAATAATCGATCATTAAAAAATAGTTATCGATTATTTATCTCTTACACATTCGGCTATTTAAATAGCTTAGGAACCGTTACCTTTGTGACTGATTAACCGCCGACTAGTCGGCGTTTTAATTGTCAAAAGGTGTAAAAATCTCTCACTTTAAGAATCAAAATATTCGGCATTACAAGATATTCCCGTGATTTGATTTATTTTCTCGGTAATTATGTCTCTCCCAGGTAAAATAACATAGTTACGATTCAATTGAAGAAAATGATTTCGATAGTCCAGATTAAAATAATCAACCATACAATCCGTATATTTGATTTTACAAATTTTGTTTAAAATGGAACGGGACAATAAATATAATAAATAATGGGTTGGATGTTCATTGGTATTGAAAAAAAGATGATTTCTATGATTTTCTACTACATATTCAAAATCTTTAAAATCACTCTCTTGAATACTACGTTTTAAAGACTCGAATGAATTCACATATTCTTCTCTCGAATCCGTAACATAAGTCAATCGTAAATTCGGTATTTTTAATACCAAAGTGTTTGGATTTACATATTGCTCAATTCGATCAGCATTTACTCCATAATCATTAAAGTGTTTCATATAAATAAAAACATTACTTCTTTGGACAATTTCTTGAATACGGTGTCGAATATAATTCATATCAAAATTCTCATATCCTTGATCTTTAAAATACCAACTCGTAATGATATAAATATTATACTGATAATTTGTAAATTTATTTAACATATAACCAATCGTAGATAAATGACACGAACCAAATAAAACGATGGTTTGATTACGATGATTATTAATATAATGAAAATAATCTTTTTTTAAATGATTCATATAATCAGTCCATTCCATCTAAAAAGATTATATAATTTATTCCAATATTATCTTTTTTTAACCTTGGCGCATTAAACTAATCCGAAGTAATAAAAAGTGGTTTTTCAGAGATACATGAAACATTCAAGTGATTTTGAAGTAAATATTTATACATTTCTTTATTTTCCATAAAAAGAAAATCAAATTCTACCAAAATATAGATTGATTTTCTAAATACAAATCCAGAATTGGGTAATATAATATTTTTAATATCATCTATAAAATACATTCCTTCTTTGTATTTGTCCATTTTAATTTCTTTTACTTCGTTTTCTTTTATTAAATTTTTACTAATTTTTTTAAAGGTAGAAAAAATAACATCCGCATTTTGTTTATTATCTAAATACTCGATACAGAATTTGGAATAACTTGTTTTATATTTATCATTTAAATTTACCATCAAAAAATATTCTGTATCTAAATTTTTTATACATTCATTTGGGTCATCTACACTAAATAAATGAATATTTTCATATTCCGAAAATGGACTTTCAGATAAATTATCAGTATTCAATGATTCGTGTGTAATAAAAACCAATTGCAGATTTTCCTGATTCTCTTGGCGAATAAAATTATCGATTAAATTCACAAGTGAAACAGAAGAAAATTTTTCTTTCAAAATACATATCCACGTTAATTTATGTTTAAATGTTTTTACCTTCAATTTATCTAAATCATACGTTATTTTTTTATTAAATGACATTAATTCTATATGTGTTTTATCCATTTTTTTTAAATATTCGTGTGCATCTTTTACTGCGGTAAAAAAAATGTTTTCATCTGTTAATATTTCCAATTCATTGATATCTTCAAAATAAAGCGGATAATCACAACCGACATATTCTTCCATCGATTTATTGTATCTTGTAATAAAGGGTGTATTAAATTTCAAACATTCCAAGATAATATTACTTCCCACAGAATCTTCCAAGTCAATAAAAATACAAGAATTTTCAAAAATTTTTAAATATTCTTCATCTGTTAATTCATTAATAATATTAATATTTTTTACTTTATTATATTTCAAAATATGATCATTCCATTCATTCACAAAATCATTTTTTATTAAAATACTTTTTTTGAATTTTTCGGGTGGAACAAAATCAATAAAGGTCTTAAAATTACGTAACCACCAACCAACGTGAAATATTTTTTTACTATTTTTAAATAAATCAAAATTAAATTCTTTTTCGGATTCATTCATTTTCATATCGATTGGATGATTAAGAGAGACTATTTTATCTTTCAACGATGGATAAGTATCATAAATATTTTTTTTATGATCGTTCGATAAAACATAAAGAAATTTCAAATTTTCAGCTAATTCATTATTAAGATTATTTATTATATTTTTATTCATTTGTTCATCATTCATAATGATACTTTTACTAACTTTTTTTTTATATTCCTTATCATTGAACGTTAAACAAGGTGGATTATGTAAAAAACTAACAAATTTATAGTTATTTGATTTGATAATATTAATATACTCTTTACTTTGAATTTTGTTTCCCCATAAAAGCAATTTTTCAATCCATTCATCAAAAAATATATTTTCTTTATATTCATCATCTTTGTTTATGTCTTGGAAGTAAGAAATAAATTGATTAATTACGCCTTTCCATCCATAATAATGAGTTCCATAAAAATCAAATAATTTTTTAAATATCACGTTTTTTTTACCATCTGTATTATTTTTCAAAAAAAAAAAATCATTTTTTTTACTTTTTTCGATTAATTGACTTTCTTTTTTTTTACTTTTTTCGATTAATTGACTTTCTTTTTTTTTAATCTTTTCATAATTTTCTAATTCGATTTTATTTAAATCATAGCTAACTCTTTTTTCTTTCTTACCGTGATTTATCCAGTGATTCCAAGCTTCCATTTTTGTTTTCAAATTTTTTAAATCTTTATAATTACTTATATATGTTTTCCAATCAAAAATTTCATAATCGTTGTCTGTATTATTATGTAATATAAAGTATTTCCTTTTTTCTTTTTTACCGTGATTTATCCAATGTTCCCAAGCTTTTTCTTTTGTATCTAAATGATTTAAATCAGGGTAGTGTTTAATATAAGAACGCCAGTCAAACTTTTTAAATTCTTCGGTTTTTTCAATTTTATCTACCTTTTTTTCATTTTCTTTTTTTTTCTCCATATCCTCTTTAGTTTTATCAGTAAAAAAAATTCTATTTTCGTCCTTACCGTGATTCATCCAATGCTTCCAAGCTTTTTCTTTCGTGTTTAAATGACTTAAATCCGGATAATAACTTACATAATCACGCCAAAAAAAATTCTTTGAAGTATATTCGTTCATTTGAACGTTAGATTCAATAAATGATTCATTATCATCTAATTCTTCCTCTAAATCCTCATTTAAATCAATCACTTTTTTATCTAGATTAGAATCTACGATGATTGAATCTTCTTCTAAATCCTCGTCTAAATCAATGACCCTACTTTTTATTTTTTTAATTTCTTTCTTTTTATCTGGATTTGATTCTAAAATAATTGAATCTTTATTGATATCATCCATCGATTCTTCATCTGAAACAATATCTTTTTTTAAATTATTAACATTTTCCATTATATTTTTTATTTCTTCACTTAAATAGGTATTAAAACTATCTGTTTCAAAATCATCTACAATATTTTGCTCCTTTTTTTTTGTCTTCTCTTTATTTATCATATTAGCAAAAAAATTTTTATTCATATTTTATATTTATATATAAAATAAATATAAAAAATATATAAAAAATAAAAGAATAAATTAATAAATCATTTTCTACTAAATCATTTTCCAATCAGGGAAAAAAAAAATATCCCCATACCATTTATTATCAATATTTGGATAATATATATTTTCCGAAAAAAAAGCAAAAAATCCGATTAACCAAGAAAATGTTCCTCCAGATAGTATAATATGTTTACACGTACTTGCAAACTTGATTGTATCTGTTTCATCATAATTCAATATTTTAAGATTATATTCTTGAATTAAAAATTGACAAATTGGACTATTCTCATCATCACTCGAAATAAAACCATTATCAAAATGTATTTGAGAAATCGCTTTTTCGTAATATTGATAAACATTATTAATTCGCGATTTCACGTCGCCTAATCTTAAATGTATATATAAATCATTATTTTTACTATAACGTTCTCTAAAAATATTATTTTTTATGATGTTTATTTTTGTTTTTGCTTTACCAAAATAATATTTTAAAGCATAAGTAAATTCTTTGGTTTGACACCACATATTATTTGTAATCATTAAATTCGTTTTTTTATAGTCCTTTTGACAGATTAAATCATAAAAGTTTCTATCATCCAAGACAAAACTTTCTTGATAAGTATTTGTTCCTATAAATAAATCAATTCCTAACCTTTTAAATTTATTATAATATTTATAATTAAATTTTAAATTATATTTCATCGAGAGAAAATGTATCGCCATATTAATAAAAAATAAATTACCAAATCTGCCATTATGTATTTTCGAATTATTGATTAAATAAGTCGGCCTTTCTTCTTTGATACCGTGGTATAACCAATGATTCCAAACATTCATTTCATTTTTTAAACGGTTCAAATCTTTATTTATTTTCATATACTTAATCCAATCAAAATTTAAAAATTCATAACGAAGCATACAATTATAATTTTCTAGATATAAAGGTCTGTTTTCTTTTTGTCCAGTGTTTTTCCAATGATTTAAAGCATCCTTTTCATTTCGAATACCATCTATAAAAAGTTCTGGATTAGTACATAAATACATTACCCAATCAAAATCCTCTTTTTTTTCTTCTTGATTTTGATTTAAATCAAAATAATAATCTATGTAAATATTCATAAAATAAATCATATCATCATTTACATTCTTAATCGGTAGAAAATCATTATCTTTCACAAAAAAATCCCTTTTCTCTTTTTGTCCATTATTTATCCAGTGATTCCACGCATCTTTTTCTCTCATTATCATATCTATTTGTAAATCATTATATTTTAGTATATACCTTTCCCAATCAAATATTTCATAAGAATAATCCATTTAAAATAATTTGTTCTTATATATAATAAATGAAAATAGTTATTCACGCGTGGACACATAAATTCAATATTGATCAAGAACATTTGAAAAAATATAACTATTATAATGAAACCAATTTTTATTTTGGGTTAGGTGATCTTATTCGATCTACGATCAAATTATTTCATCTATCAAAAATAATGCATTTTAGGCTCATTGTAGATGTTCAATTACATCCAATCTCCCATTTTTTAAAATGGGAAAATCACGAATACAGTAATCTTGTAGTAGAAAATAAAGATAATGTAGATTATGTTTGTTATGGCGGTGTTGAAGATTACATTAATCGACACAACGAAAATGATATAATGTTTATATTAACCAATGATTTTTGTCACGAAGAACATATTACAAATGAATGTAAAGACTTTATTAAAAAAATACTCACACCTAAAGATGATTATCATCATTTTATTCAAAGAAAAATTCAAAATATACCTTATTCGAATTATAATATCATACATTATCGCCTTAATGATGATGAATTTTTAAAAAGAGATACAAACCTCGTTTTTGAAGAAATTTATCATAATCTTAAACATTTTAAAGAAAAAAACGATGTTTTAATCACAGATACGTCCAAATTCAAATCTTTTGTTTTTTCCAAAAATGAACCTGTTTTTATGTTTGATATTAAAATATGTCATTTAGGATTAAGTACCAATTTAGATGAAATAAGAGACACTTTATTCGAATTCTTTTTAATCACCAAATCTTCTAAGATAAAAACGTATTGTAGAATTCACGAAATGTCTGGTTTTGTAAAATGGATTAGTAAAATTTATGATATACCGATTTACAAGATTTAGACAACAAAGTCTTTTATTATTTGGTTCAATGCAAAATCAATATCAGTAAATTCGAAATCAGGGAAAAGATATTCCATTTTTGAAAGGTTCGGAGTCATTAAATTTGTTTTTTTATTTTCTCCTTCTTCATTGAATCGAATAATCCCTTGATAATCTATGATTTCAGCTATTTTTTTTGCTAATTCTTCGATTTCAATGATTCCATTTTTATTGAAAATCATTATATTTCCTACCAATTTTTCATCTTCTTTTTCAATGACTTGTTCAATAATTCTTATAATATCTTTTACATAAATTAAATTTAATTGATTTTTAGGAGATGATTCAATAGATATATTTTTATTCTCTCTTTTCACATTTATCATTTTTGTAATAAGGGAAGGAACAATCCTTCCATTCATTATATATTGGTCTTCTTCACCAAAAATATTCGGCATTATCAAACAAATGATTTTCATTTTATCACGTTTCATAAATAATTCCATTTGTATATTTTGACATCGTTTCGATTCTAAATAACCCGTATTATTTTTTATGGTCCCTTCAGTTAAATCGTTTTCATCATAATTTTCTCTTACTTCTTCTCCAAATAAACGATAAGTTGAAAATAAAATTAATTTTTCTATTTTCATTTCTTGACAACATTCCAGAATATTCATTAAAATTACGACATTTTCATCAAAAATGACATTGTTATTTTTTTTTTGATTTAACATCGAACTACCTACTACTCCAGAAGCATTGATTACAATATTTGGTTTATTTAAATGCATATATTTTTTTAAAGCAATTTTATCTTTTAAATCTACCTTTTCTCTAGTTAAATAACAATATTCATAATTGTTCTTTCCATAATTATCTTTTAAATTATTTTTTAAATTTTTACCGATAAATCCATTTGAACCAATAATTAATATTTTTTTATACATTATATATATAATATTCATTTATAATAATATTATTCAATGAAAGAAATTTGTCATTTGGAAAAAGCCAAACAAATAATGTCCAACTTAAATATTATTATTTATGGAACGATTCGTGATATTGAAAAACATTTTTTAAATTCTTTTTCGAACCTAGATATTTTAACACATTACTTTCATCAAGTATACATTATTATTTTAGAAAATGATTCCAAAGACAATACTCGTAATCTTTTGATAGAATGGCAACAATCCAAACATTCTTCCAATATAAAAAAACATATCTTTTTATTAAATCATTTAGATGAAAAATATCCTTTACGTGCACATCGACTAGCCTATTGTAGAAATATTATTTTACAACATATCGCAGAAATAAATATAAATAATCATTATCAATATGCATTTCATTGTGATTTAGATGATCGTTTCTGGTCAATCAATTTTGATAGTATCTGTAATTGTTTTCAATACGATTTAAATGATTGGGATATGATGTCTTGTATTAATAAAAATTATCAATATTATGATTTTTGGGCATTACGTTGCGAAAATACTTGGTTTGATAAAAACATCTTTTCTTGTGAAGCCAACAATATTCCTTATGAAAGTAAAGGTCCAGAATTTTGTTCTTTTTTAAAAAAAAATAAACTTATATCTGTCAATTCCGCGTTTAATGGATTCGGAATTTATAAATTATCTGCTATGAAAAATTGTTATTATTCTGCTGAATATCATTGTAATAAATGTCGTAATAAAAACATAGGTTGTATAGAAGATAATGACCATATTGGGTTACATAAACAAATGAAAGAAAAATCAGCAAAATTATTTATAAATACCAATTTGGTTCTTACTTATTTACCAGATTATGCAATGCCTTATAATGAATACATTTTTAATTTAGAAAAAAAGATACCAAATCTCAGTAAAGATCCAATTTATTATCTTCTTACGAATCATATTATTACGGAAGGAGTATGGCTCAATTTTGGTATTAAAGATGGTGAAATTATCAATCAAATATCAAAATATACCGAAAAAAATATATTTTGTTTCGATGAATTTGAAAATCAAATTGAAAAAAAAAAAGGTCATTTGAATATGTATACTTTTCAAAAATTTAAAGAAGAAATCAAACCTTTTTTGAATAAAAATATAAAAATATTTCCTGGATATTTTAGTGAAACCATTCCTCCGTTTGAAAAGGTATATTTAAAAGAAGAATGCGTTTCGTTTTTAAACATTCATTCTAATTCTTATCAATCTACCAAAACGATTCTGCATTCTTTGGTACATACAATCAAAAATAATTGTATTCTTGTTTTTAATGAATTTATTAATTATCCAGGTTATTTTCTTCACGAATTTAAAGCTTTCTATGAATTTGTTCAAGAATATAATATAAAATTTGAATTTATTGGAGCCAATGATCATATAAATATGAATCTAGCAAAAGAAAATAAATATACGAAAAAATGTGTCGTTATTAAAATCATAAATAATCCATTGTTTAATAATCATTCTTATACTTATTCGATTGATCCTGATTTTGATTGGAATTTTTACATTGGTCAATATGATGATTTGAAAACCATTGAAACGGAAGAAGAAGCCTGGTATCATTGGAAACATTACGGTTCAAAAGAAGGTAGAAATCATAAAAATATAAATCAATTGATTTGTACAAATGACTCATATGATCGAAAAAAATTCGATTGGATTTATTATATTACTCAATATGAGGATTTAAAAAATATACAAACTGAAGAAGAAGCTTGGTACCATTGGATACATAATGGGTTGAAGGAAGGAAGAAATTATAAAAAAATGTTTAAAAATAAAAGTCAACAAAAAGTTGAAAATAATAATCAAGAAGAAATAAAAAAAAACATACAAACACCGAAATCCATTATCATCGATGAATTTGAAATTTTTGATTGGGAATATTATATTTATAAATATAATGATTTAAAAACGTTAAAAACAAAAGAAGAAGCGTGGCATCATTGGACGCATTATGGATTCAAAGAAGGAAGAAGTTATGATTCATTTGATTGGTATTTATATTTACAAATAAATCCAGATCTTGGTTTAAATGGTATTGTTACTCGAGAAAGTGCTATTTATCATTGGAATCATTATGGAAAAAAGGAAGGAAGAAAATATATTTAATTGATTTTGATTTTATTTTGATTTTATTTATTTTTATAAAAAATAGTAAATATTATAAATATATAATATTTATTTATAAATATGAGAATCATAATTTTTGGATCAAAAGGTTGGATTGGTGGTCAATTTGTAGATATTTTGAAAAATACACAAATTGAATTTTTTGAAGGAAAATCACGGGTTGATGATGAAAAAGAACTCTTGAAAGAAATTGAAGAACTGAAACCTACCCATATTATTTCATTCATCGGTCGAACTCACGGAAAGATTGGTGAAAAAATTTATTCCACGATTGATTATTTAGAACAAGAAGGTAAATTAGTAGAAAATGTACGTGATAATTTATTCTCTCCTTTATTACTCGCTTCCATATGTAGTGAAAAAGGTATTCATTATACTTATTTAGGAACAGGTTGTATTTTCAAATTTGATGATCAAGAGGGCCATCCTTTCGGTTTAGAAGAAGGTGGTTTTACGGAAGACTCTTTACCAAATTTCTTCGGTTCTTCTTATTCCATTGTGAAAGGATTTACTGACCGATTTATGCATTTGTATAAGGATTCAGTTTTAAATTTACGTATTCGAATGCCTATTACTGGAGAGAAAAATCCGCGTAATTTTATTACCAAGATTACCAACTATGAAAAAATATGTTCCGTTTCGAATTCGATGACCGTTTTACCTGAACTTCTACCTATGGTACTTGATATGATGCGTCAAGGATTGAAAGGTACCATCAATTTGACCAATCCAGGACTCATTAGTCATAATGAAATGTTGGAAATGTATCGTGAAATTGTTAATCCTGCGTTTACCTGGAAGAATTTCTCTCAAGAAGAACAACGCTCGATTTTGGCATCGGACCGTTCCAATAACTTTTTAGATACGACTCGTTTAGAAAGTCTTTATCCACAAGTACGTAACATTAAAGATGCGGTTCGTGAATGTTTAATAAGTTATCGAGAGAAAATGGATAAAGAATATATGAGTTTACACGATGTTGATGTTGATGTCGATTTTGGATTAACTAATGAAACGGATGATTCTCAAGTAAATTTATTAGTAACGGGTGGTTGTGGTTTCATCGGTAGTAATTTTATTAACTATTATTTTCCCAAAGAAAAAATCAATCGATTAGTTAATTTTGACGCTATGTATTACTGTGCCAATGAAGATAATGTCTTTGAATATATTCGTAAATCATCAAAGTATGTTTTAGTCAAAGGTAATTTATGTAATACTACATTAGTAGAGGAAACCTTGAAAAAATATAACATTACTCACATCATTCATTTTGCTGCCCAATCCCACGTTCAAAACTCCTTTGAAGATTCTATTAAATTCACTTATGATAATATCTTGGGAACACATACTTTATTGGAATGTAGTAGAAAATATGCGAAATTAGTGAAATTTATCCACGTATCTACTGATGAAGTTTATGGAGAATCAATGAACAGTGTAGAAGAACACCATAAGACCGAACAAAGTATTTTATGTCCTACCAATCCTTATGCTGCTACCAAAGCTGGCGCGGAATTAATTGCTCAGAGTTATGAACATTCTTATAAAATGCCAATTATTATTACACGTGGTAACAATGTTTATGGACCCAATCAATACCCTGAAAAACTGATTCCTTTTTTTATCAAATTATTGAAAGAGGGAAAAAAAGTAACGATTCAAGGAAATGGAACTTCCGTACGTGCTTTTTTACACGCTTATGATACCGCACGCGCTTTTGAATCGATTTTAGAAAAAGGCCAAATTGGCGAAATATACAATATTGGATGTGATGAAGGAATGGAATATTCAGTGATGGAAATTGCAAAAATATTAATTAAAATGATTCATAATACAGAGAATTATGATGATTGGATTGAATACATTGCCGACCGTCCTTATAATGATATGCGTTATTATATTAGTAATCAAAAGTTGAAAGATTTGGGATGGACCATTGAAATTGATTTAATGACCGGAATCAAAGATTTGGTCAATATAAAGAATTATCGAATCAAACTTTTAGATCTTTTTTTAATGGAAAAGAGAGAAAATAAAAAGGATTTTTTCGGGAATTGGATAAAAGATGAGAATTATATAGAAGAATTACATCAGAAATTTATTTCCGCTGAACCTTTTGAACATATTATTATTCCTCATTTTTTAAATGAAGATTTTATCCGTGAAATTGTCAATCATTTTCCAAAAGTTGATAATAAATGGTATCATTATAATAACCCTATTGAAAAAAAATTTGCTTATGATAATATTTATCAATTAGAAGATTGTATTAAAAACTATTTCAATGTTCTCTCTAGCGAAGAAATTACTCAAGTATTTCGCAAAATAACCGATATTGAAAATCTTGAATTTGATCCTTTTTTACACGGTGCGGGTTTACACGCACATCCTCGTAATGGGTGTTTAAATATGCATTTGGATTATGAAAAACACCCTCATAGTAATAAACAACGTAGATTGAATTTGATTTTATATTTAAATGAGGAATGGAAAGAAGAATGGAATGGACATAGTGAGTTATGGAATAAAGATATGACTGAATGTGTAGTAAAATCTTTGGTGAAATTTAATACTTGTTTAATTTTCAAAACCAATGAAATTTCTTGGCACGGATTACCGGAAAAAATTCAATGTCCTGATGATGTGTTACGTAAATCTCTTGCTTATTATTATATTTCTCCTTTGATTAATCAAGCTGATAGTAAAAAAATGGGATGTAATGAAACCGGATATCGTACCAAAGCAACCTTTGTAAAACGACCCCAAGACCCGGAAGATGAGAGAATGAATGAATTGTATAAAATACGTCCTCATCGTTTAATTACCAAAGAAGATATGGAGAGAATCTGGCCTGACTGGTAGGGTAGGGGGATCCCGTAGGGAATCCCCCCTACGACCCCCTCCTTGTTAATGTCGAAGGTATTTAGCAAGAGTGTTTTGGTGCGCAAGTCTCTACAAAGAAAAATAAAATAATATTTCGCAAAGCAAAATATTATTTTTAATATGATTGTCTATTCTGCGCCGAGTTAATTAAGTAAAAAGCAAGGAGGGGGTCTCCCGTAGGTAAGGGGGGACGTATGTCCCCCTACTCACCTACAATCTTGTTCGACCATTTCTTTTACCAAATCATCAAACGAATATTGTGGTTTCCATCCTAAAATTGTTCTTGCTTTGGTACTATCGCCTAAAAGTTCATCGACTTCGGCAGGACGGAAATACTTTTCAGATACGAAAACTAGTTCTCTCCCAGTATTCACATCATAACCAATTTCATTGATTCCTTCTCCTTTCCATTGAATAGTTAATCCCTTGAGCGCAAAGGATTTCTCCACAAATTCTTTTACACTATGAAATTCATTGGTAGAGAGAACGTAATCATCCGGAGAATCATTCTGTAAAATTCGCCACATTCCTTCCACATAATCTTTGGCGTGTCCCCAGTCTCTCATTGAGTAAATATTACCAAGAACTAATCGGTCTTGTTCTCCTTTTAAAATCTTTCCTAAAGCAATGGTTATTTTTCTAGTAACAAAAGTATGACCTCTTCTTGGCGATTCGTGATTGAAAAGAATACCTGAACAAGCAAACATTTCATAAGATTCACGATAATTTTTCGTAATCCAATGTCCATATAATTTTGCTACTCCATAAGGAGATCTAGGATAAAAAGGTGTCGTTTCTTTTTGTGGTACTTCTTGGACAAGTCCAAACATTTCCGAAGTAGAGGCCTGATAAAAACGGATTTTTTCTAATGCAATACCACTATTTCTTAATCCTTCTAATAATCGTAAGGTTCCTAATCCGTCGGAATTACCAGTATATTCAGGTAAATCAAAGGAAACTTTTACGTGACTCATTGCACCTAAATTATAAACTTCAAATCTTTCCAAAGAATCACCATATACTTTTGCAATTTCGTGTAACACATTTAATAAACTAATACTATCAGTCAAATCCGCATAACGTAAAATCAATTGATCAAAAATAGTATCAATACGTTGAGTATTCAAACTTGAAGAACGACGAATCAGACCCCATACTTTATACCCTTTTTCAAGTAAAAGTTCAGCTAAATAAGATCCGTCTTGTCCTGTAATACCGGTTACTAATGCTACTTTTATAGGTGTTGTCATAATTATATTATTTATTTGTTATTATAATTTCCTGTTTTTACCGAAAAAATAAATTTCTTTCTTAATTATAATGTATCATTTTGTTATTTTATCTGGCGGCTCCGGTTCAAGATTATGGCCGAAATCTCGAGAGAAATTACCTAAACAATTTTTGGCACTTACCAATCATTATACAATGTTTCAAAATACATTATTACGTGTTGAAAATGTCGTCGAATGTTTAGAAAAGCATTTAGAAAGTCTAGAAAATAAACTGTTTTCACAATACAGAATTTCAGTCATTTGTAATCAAGAACATTCTCATATTGTTGAAAATCAAATTCAAGAAATGAAAAATGAGAAAAATATTAATGTTCAAATCATTTGCGAACCGAAAGGTCGTGATTCTGCCCCAGCTATTTGTATGGCAACCTTATTAGGATTAAAAGATGATTATACTTTTATTTTACCTTGTGACCATATCTTTGACAATGAAGAATTCTCTCGTTGTTGTATCGATTCTTTAAAATATTTGGAACATTCAATTGTTACTTTTGGAATTCGTCCTACACATCCTGAAACCGGTTATGGTTATATAGAAACAAATCAAAATCACGATACCATACAATTTATTGAAAAACCGAACGCCGAAAAAGCAACCAAATATTTCAAGGAAGGTACTTATTTATGGAATGCCGGAATTTTTATTTTTAAAAACGAAAATATGATTCAATGTTTCGAAAAATATGCCCCTGATATTTTAGATTCTTGTGAGAAAATCCTGGAAAATACCGATGTTTTTAAGAAAAAAACTCTTGTATTAGATTCCTCTTTTTCAAATTGTCGTGCCATCTCCATTGATTATGCCATTATGGAAAATTTATGTAGAGAGACCGATATTTCATTCAAAGTAGATAAAAAAACCATTCCTTATCAATCTTATTGGAATGACATTGGTTCGTTTTCTTCTTTATATCAACAATTATTATCCCAAGATTTTTTTAATGATGAAAAGGAAGGGGAAAATGTTCTAAAAGGGGATATTTTTACCCTTGATACAAAAAATTCTTATATTGATTGTGAAAAAGGATTCGTTGCTACTATTGGAATAGAAAATATGATGATTGTCAATACTCGTGATGCATTATTAGTATGTCATAAAGATAAAAGCCAAGAAGTAAAAAAAGTAGTTGATTATTTAAAGAAAAACAAGAGGGAAGAAGCTCTTTTTCATAGTAAGGTTTATCGACCTTGGGGTTATTACGTGAATATTGAAGGAGGTGACCATACTGGATTCAAAATAAAAAGAATCGCTGTTTATCCTGGTAAACGTTTGTCTCTTCAATCTCATCATTTCCGAAGTGAACATTGGGTCATTGTCAAGGGAGAAGGAAAGGTTCAAGTGGGTATAGAAGAAATATTTTTAAAAAAAGACCAAAATGTTTATATTCCAGTGAACACGTTACATCGTATTGAAAATATAGGAGAAGAATTATTAGAATTCACAGAGACTCAAATAGGTCATTATTTAGGAGAGGATGATATTGTTCGATACGAAGATGATTTTGGAAGAGTCTAATAGAATGATTATTTTGTAAAATGTTTATTTTTATTATATAATTATATTTATAGTTATATTATGTCAAAAAAATCATTTGATTTAAAAAATTTTAATTGGAAAACTTATCTAAAAATGAATCCAGATTTAAATCAAAATTTTCAAGAAAAAGATGCAATCTATCATTATATTCATTATGGGGTTTATGAAAATAGAAAATATAAAGAGGTTCCTTTGCCAAATAATTTTAACTGGAAAAATTATTTAATATTGAATCCAGATTTACATCAAAATTTGGAAGAAAATGATGTTATTTGTCATTATTTAAATTTTGGTTATTATGAAAATAGAAAATATAAAAATATTTATTTACCAAACGATTTTAATTGGAAAAATTATTTAATATTGAATCCAGATTTAGATAAAAATTGTCAAGAAAAAGATATTATTTATCATTATTTAAATTTTGGTTATTATGAAAATAGAGAATATAAAGAAAATATAAAAAATGAAGAAAATATAAAAAATGAAGAAAATATAAAAAATGAAGAAAATATAAAAAATGAAGAAAATATAAAAAATGAAGAAAATATAAAAAATGAAGAAAATATAAAAAATGAAGAAACAGAATATCTTAAAAATCATAATGAATTAATAAGAGATAAATTAAAACTTTATGAAAATTATAGTACTACTACTGTTATAAAATTTATAAAAAACAATATTGATATTATTGAAAAAGAACACTTATATAAAATATTAAATAATCCAATTCTTTTCAATAAATATATACTAGGGTTATCTAGTGTCAAACAAATAACATATGAAATAAAAAAAATATATAATTTGACAAAAAATATTTGTCATATTCATTGTTTTAAACTATCTTTATTAAAACAAATGTTTGAAAATAATCTTCTTTTATTGAATCTTTATTTTGATATTATTGTTACCTATTCAATAGAAGATGATATTGAATTAATAACCGCATATAATTACATTACTTTTTTAAAAATAGAAAATATTGGTGCTGATGTTGGTGCAAGATTTGTAATAAATAAATATTTAAAAGATATAAAATATAATTATAAATATATTTTTTTTATTCATTCCAAATCCAATGATATGAAGCGTAAAGAATATTTAAACCCTTTTATTAATAATCTTTCTTACATAAATGAATTATTAAATAAAGAAGAAATTTTGAGTGGAATATTCAATGACCTTATATTATGCGGAGATTTACAAGGGTTTTATGTTAATAATGTCTTTAATAGTGAATTAATAAAAGATAATATTCGATGGTTAAATAATAATGAATATATGGAAAATTTATTTCATTTCAATGAAATTATAACTAACAATTATTTATTTCCTGAGGGAAACTTTTTTATTTTAAGTAATTTAGTTGTAGAAAAATTATATTCAGATATACTTTTTTATAATATATTGAATTATCCAAATTCTTTTGAATATTTATGGGTAAAAAAATATTATAAACTAGATAATTATAACGTGGAAAATGTTTATAATGAATATAAAATGAAAAACTATTTTGGCAATAATATGGAAACCGGATTAGCTTGGAAAGGTTTGGCCGATTGTTGTATTGAACACTCATTTGAAAGATTACCTATTATTTATATTCATCATTTTAATATGTCACAAATGAAAATTGTCTCGAGTGAAATTTCAAAAAATATTAAAAATCTGGAAAAATTAGAAAAGATTATAAATACCAATGTAAAAAAAATAGATGAATATAATAAATTTTTACAAAATGAAATAAACGATGATATTTTATGTGTTATTGCGTGTCATACAAATATTAATTTAAAATTTAAAACTTTACTACATAATATAAAATATTTTTTAGAAATATCAAATGATATTGTTATTATTAATTCTTTAGAATATCAGAATAATGATATCGAAAAACAAATTCAAGAAAAATATAAAGGAGATTATATTATTTTTAACAACTTTTTAACTGACGTGTTATGTGAATTATATAAAAATCTTTATCCAGATGTTGTAAATTTAAATAATGAACAAATTAGAACTCATTGGATTGAATTTGGAAAAAAAGAAGGTAGAAATTTTGGTGAACATAAAGTAACAAATATATATTTTTATTATTTAGAAAATAATAATTTGTTATGTCAAGGTAAATGGTCTAGATATTTAAGTAATATAAATTATTGTAAATATAAAAATATTATATTAACGAATGATAGTTTTATTGTTACAAAATCCTTACTTGAATTTCGAAAGTTGTTTGATTTAAAAAATATAGAAATGATCAGTTTAATCGATTCTTATGAAAATACTTATCATTATACAGATTTTTTAAGATGCTATAATTTAAAAGGTATTCAAAAAATATTAAATTATTATGAGGAAAACAAAGACAAAATAACTGATTTTAATTCTGTTATTAGCTATTATGAAATAAATAGTAGTCATATATTTGAAGATAAAACAACCTTATATAAAAATGATACAAAATACAATGGAAACATACATTTTGATAATCAAAAAATAAAAGAATATATTTATGAAAAAAAATATCCTATTATAAAGTTAAAAAAAATACAAAAAACTGTTTATAATGATGATTTTCCTATTGATTTTGATCCTATAAAATATCTTGAATTAAATGCGGATTTATTGTATTTAAATATGACAAATGAAGAATTAATAATTCACTTTAAATTATGTGGTATGAAAGAAGGAAGACTTTATAAAAAAAATCAATCCATTGTTTTACCCGATTTTATTTCTGAATATTTAAAAAATATTAATTTTGATTTTTCTTAATAAATTTTTGAATTTATATTAGCAAAAATTTTAATTATTTATTGTGAATAATAATATAATAATATAATAATAATAATATATTATTAATGACAAACACAACAGTATGTTTAATTAGTGTATTTAAAAATGAATCTCATATAATTCAAGAGTGGATTGAACATTATTTAAAAGAAGGTGTAAATCATTTTTTTTTAGTAGATAATGGAAGTACAGATGATTATATAGAAAAAATACAAACATATATTGATAGAGGAATCATTACTTTAATAATAGATGATAAAAAACACGCACAAATCGAACATTTAAATAAATTTTTACCTTTATGTAAAAACTTTGATTGGGTTATTGTAGTTGATTTAGATGAACTTGTTTATTCAAGAAATGGATATAAAACAATAAAGGAATATTTAAATTCTTTAAGTGAAAATGTTTTACAGGTGTATATTCCTTGGAAAATGTATGGTTCTAACAGTTTTGTTCAACAACCATCTAATGTAATAAATAATTTTATTCTTAGAAATTTATACAATGAATTACATATTATTAACGGTAAATGTATTACAAGAGGAAAAAATATAAGTTATCTACAACAACATTATTCAAATTTAAATGAAGAAAATGGATTATTAATTACAAGCAATAATGAACAACAAATAAATGAAAATAAAACATCAATTAATATTTCCGAAGATATTTTAAAAAATAGTTGTCTTCATTTAAATCATTATGCTATTCAATCTTGGGAATATTTCTATAAAATTAAGATGACAAGAGGTGATGTTCTAAGTCAAAGTGTTGATTTCATAAGAGATGAAAATTATTTTAAAGCTTATGATTTTAATCATTTTATGGATGATGAGTTGAAAAATAAAAATTATGCATAATTATTTACGTAATATTCTATTAATTTTATATTTTCAAGTTTTGCTATTTCAGTATTATATCCCGTTCCTGGAGGTTGTTCTACACATACACTATAATCTCGAACTACATATTTTTGTATTTTGTTTGATTCTTGAATAAATATTTGATCAATTCCCCAACCCAAATTACTTATTTCGTAATAAGGAATATTTTTTAAATGAGAAACAATTTCAGGTAAAATAAACCAACATGTACAATCTGTATTATTTACAGTATAAAGTTCGTCCCATAATAATTTATTTCTTGAGGGATGCCCAGTAACATCTACATTTGGGGCATAAATACCAATTTTATTACTATTAAATGCGTTTATAGAATTAATTGATATTTTCTCCCAATCAGCATTTGGACTTACATCTCCTGTAATTATACATAAAATATTTCCTTCAGGGATGTTTTTAATAGCTATATCAAATTGGCCTCCATAATAAAAATGATCGTTCAATTGAATCGAATTCTCGATATTAACATTTTCATCACAATTGATAATTATTGTATTTTTGAAATAATTGGAAACATTTTTATGTAAATCTATTGCGTTTTGTGTAACTTTTTTCCAAGAAAAAATATAAACATAAATATTATCTTTTGTTATCATTTAAATATATATAATATATATTGTAGTATAATATAAATAAATAATATAATTATGAATAATATACCAAAATTTGTAATTAATCTAAAGAGAAGATAAGAAAGATTAAATAATTTTCTAAATAATTGTCCGTTCAATGATGTAAAAATAATAGATGAATTCGACGGTACATATATAGATAATCTTTATTTTTTTATAATACAGAAAAATTATCTATTGCTCTTGATCACTGGATGATAAAAATATTTAATGAAAATAATATTCCTATTTATGAGTCAAATTCTCTTATTTGTCATTCACCTTATATAAGTGATAGTGATATAAGATAAATAATACAAGTACTTTATTCTTTTTTATTATTCGAAAACCATTCCACAGTTTTTTGAATTCCTTCTTCAATCAATTTAAATTGAAAATCCGGTTTTTCTCTCCTTATTAATTCCTGAATCTTTTCATTCGATACCGTTTTTTTATATTGTCCATCGCTATAATTCGTATCAAAGACGATTCTATCTTCGTAATCAAAACATTTTGCAATGATAGTTGCAACTTCTTTAATTGTTACTTCTTCTTTTTCTGAAGTAGATAAAATCGTATTCGATTCATCTGATTTATCCAAGACGAGAAGAATTAGTTGAGCCAAATCCTGAGAAAAGATAAACTGTCTCAATGGTTTACCTGTTCCCCTTACTATAAAATCTTGATTCGTTTGTTTTGCTAAATAACATCGATGAATCAATACAGGTAATACGTGGCCGTTTTCCAAATCAAAATTATCGTGAGGTCCATATACATTTGTCGGAGAGACACAAATAAAATTGTCTCCGAAATTCTCTCGATATGCCATACAATGGATCTCCAGCATTCTTTTGGAATAAGCATAAGCATCATTCGAAAAATGTGGTGGACCATTATGTAACATTTCTTCCATAATCGGATATTCATCGATTTTATCTGGAAAAATACAAGTGGATAGGCAGGCAACCAATTTTTCTACTTTGTAATGGTGTGCGGATTTAACGACATTGTAATTAATCATTAGATTTTTCTCCAACATATCCACCTTTTGATTCATATTTTTAAATAATCCTCCTACGTTGGCCGCTAGATGAATGACCTTAGTTGGTTGATGGGTTTCAAACATTTTTTTAGTTTCTTCAATAGAAGTCAAATCAAAATCTTTAGAAGATACAAAAATAAATTCTTTTTTTTTGTTATTTATATTATTTGCTTCGATTGCATCGTTTGATTTCATTATTTCTTGAATCGCGTGTCCTACTAATCCGTATCCACCAGTTACTATTATTTTTTCTCTCTTTTCCATCTTTTATAATATATAATATTATTTATAATATTATTTATAATTATTTATTTGAATAACCAAAAAAATAATTTTATCTTTTAATTTGGTGAAAAGATGATTTTCTAAAATTATTCTTTTGGTTGGTTGGTTGTTTCTATTATTTATGAAATATTTTTATTTTCTTTTCTTTTAATTCCTTATAACGTTCTTCATATTGGCCGTGGTAAATATAATGTTGCCACGCCTTTTCTTCCGTATCAATCCTTAATTGTAAATCCTTATAATTATTCAAATATTCTCTCCAATTAAAAAAAATGGGAATATCCATAAATATTCTTTCTTCTTTTTTTCCATAATTATTCCAATGTTCCAATGCTTTTTCTTCAGTATCAACCCCTCCCTTTTTTAAATCCTTATATTTATTAACATAAAATTCCCAATTAAAATTTTGGTTAGACATTTCATTATAATTTCTTAACAAATTAATAAATTATAATAAAAAAAAATATAAAATATATTTACTTTTATATAATGAATTCCAAGGAATTATACAAGGTAAACAAATTAAATGATTTTTATAATGAATATGAAATAAATAAGGAAGAATTAATAAAAAATAAACAATTTTATTTCCGTTTTTTATGTTATTCATATATTGATTTTATGAAATGTATCGAATTACCGAATATTCATATCAACGGTGATTTAGAAGCCGTCTTGATTGAATATCGATGTTTCCCGCATTTGGAGTTTTTAATTCGAAATACCATCCTTAAATTGGGTGAAAAATGGTCACATACAATTGTATGTGGTAATTTAAATTATGAATATATGTGTGATATGTGTGAAAATATATCTCCGAATATAAAAATCATTTTAACTGACTATGATAATCTTTTACCTTCCCAATACAATCAATTCTTAACAAGTATCGAATTCTGGCAATTATTTTCAGGAAAAAAAATTCTTATTTATCAAGAAGATACCGTTCTTTTTAAAAATAATATTAATGATTTTCTTCATTGGGATTATATTGGTGCTCCTTTTCCTAAAAATCAAAATGATACACCAAATTGTGTTGGTAATGGTGGATTTTCATTAAGAACAAGAGACATTATGATAAAAGTGGTCGAATCGATTAAAGTAAAAGAAACCATTTTTGAATCATCGACGCTTCGATATATGAAAAATTCGAATTTAAAATTTCCACCCGAAGATGTATATTTTTCTAAAAATATACAAGATTTTAATCTTGGTAAAGTAGCAGATTGGAATTCTGCTTTTGAATTTTCAAGTGAAAGCATTGTGAATCATCATAGTTTAGGTGGACACAAATTCTGGATTATGGATAAAAGGTGGAAAAATCGAATGAAAACCGCTTTTTCTTATAAAGATTATTTGTTTCATAATGATATACGAAAATATTTAAAACATATTCTCTTAAATGATAGTTATGATAAAACACCGAATATTCCAAACGCGTTTGATGTGGATTTATTTTTTTGTAATTATGTAAATCAAATCAATGAAAATTATGATCTTCATAATGAAAATCATAATAAAATAATAATGGAATTTGTTAAAAATCAAGGTTTAAAGGGTAAAATATATCATCCCAAACAATTGAAAAATATATTTCCTAGTATGAATATATATTCTTTTTTTAATAAAATACTTGTCGAATATAATTTTAACATATATGATGCAAAAGATTTTGTAAATCAATATTTATATCAATTAACGTATGACGAAATATTTGAAAAACTCATTCAAAATAAATACGATCATTTAAATCCAACAATCTCTTTATTATTATTAGTTTTTATAGGAAATGAAATGGTAGGTCAAAACTTGATTGAAAAAATATTAACTTATCAAAGAATACAGTCTTTCAATATTGGTTTCTGTTTTAATTCCCGGGCCATCTATAATAAATTTAAACCTCTTATTAAAAATAATTTTACTTATTATTCTATTTATTTATCCAAAGAATTAGGGACAGACATCACACCTACAATCTTGATGTATGATGATATATCTAGAAAATATACATTTGAACATATTATTAAATTACATACCAAAACAATACAAAACCAATATGAAGATTTGACAAATTATCTTTTAAATCAATCGTTAGATGAATTAATTCAAAAAAAACATAATTATTGTAATTGTATCGGACACGATAACTATTATATTTATTTAAATGAAGATTTATATAATAAAATACTATTACACGAAACCAGTTCTTTTCTAGATACAAAAAAATGTTTTGTAGGAGGAACTATTTTCTATTCTCCTAATAAAGCATTCAAAGAAACAATCGAATTTATTAAAAAGACTAATTTTCGTTGTTATTTTTTCAATAATTTATATGAAAACAATAGTATTAATCAAAATTATTCTCCGATTCATTTTATTGAACGAGTTTTCGGAATTGTTCATCATTAATAATACTCTTTTACATAATCGTAATGTGTTATAAATTCACTGTTATTTGTATTTTTGTAAAATTCAGCTATACTGGATATTTTTAATCCTACCAAAATATCTTTATACCCATTTTCTTTTTCATAAATTATATTTAGTTTTTGATCAATTAATTCTTGGTCTCTAGAAACAACGTCGCTTGTTGAATCACCATCTTGAATATGAAAACAATTAATATCTCTAGATAAATTATAACATTTGTAATTTGTTTTTGATAATTTATAATTTAAATAAGAGTCACTAAACATTTCACCTAAATTAATATCTATTTTTAAAGGATATTTCAAAGGTGAATGAAATACCCAGGTATCTTGAGAGAAAATATTATCTAAAAAAAAGTCTTGAATAGGTAATTGGATCGTATCCCATTTTATATTACCATCAACGTTTGTCTTGTTATTTCTAGAAATTGATAAAAAATGATCATTTTTTAAATTTACGATTTTTGATAAAGTAGTATCATAAAGTATATCTGAATTCGATACAATTACCGGACCGTTTATATTTTTGTTGCAAAAATCAAATATTTTCTGGAAACTAGGTCTTTCATAAATATAAACAATGTTTAAAAATGGAATGGATGATGTATTTTTTAATAAATAAATCACTTCACTAATTAAACTCATATTATCATTTATATTTTTACTTTCAACAAATTCGTGTAAAATATAAATTTTTGAAATATATCTATTTTTTAAATTCATTGATAAACATAACAATAACTCTAAAGATCGTTCTATTTTTTTTTCATTATATAAAGAAGTTATTAAGTGAAAATTACCTGATTTATTATACTTTAAATAATCCAAATATAAAATATGATATAATATTGTCTTATCATCCTCTTGTGTTATGTTATATTTATGTAATAAGTAATCATATGCGATTGTATCATTCTCTTTATAAATAAATGATTTTTTGTTATTAAAATTATATCTTTGATATAAAATTGCTTTTACTTTTTCTTCCATTTTTATATAACAATAATTATTATTATTTCTTCCACTTTTTCCACTTTTGAAAAAGTGGAGCAAAACGATCCGCTAATTTAAAATACAAAGATATAATTTATGAACGTCTTTTATGGTAAAGAAATCTTTTACAATTCGATTACGGATTTCTTCTCTCTCCATATCTGTAAAAAAATAACAATCGATTAATTTATTCATATAACTTTCATAATTGTCATCTTTACTTATTTTTATATCTTTATATTTATCTAGAATATCCAAGTAAATAAAATTATAATCTTCAAAATAGAAATCATCAAAACAATTCATATAATAATTTTTCTCCATATTGGTTAATAAATAATAACTATGATTTAAATTGGAACTACTCAAATCAGTAACCACTAAATTCGGATAACAAATCGAAGACGTATCTTCAAAATAATAAAACATACTTAAATAATCACTATCAAAAAAAGAAAACTGATTTATTTTCAATTCAAACATTATTTTGGCGCCTTCAAACGAATAATAATTAGCGTGTGCACCATATAGCATTATTGACTTTGGGTCTGGTCGATACAAATCATCTTTTACAAATTTCGAATTTAATGTATTGAAATGAAAATCACACCTTCCCAATAATAAAAAATCAAAATGTTTTTTATGAATTGTTTTTTCAAATAATTCTAGAAAATTCTTATGAAAAATAATATCATCTTCAAAAATAATTATTTTTTCATATTTATTTTTTAACGCATTTTTCAAGCACCATAAATGACTTAAAGAGCATCCTATTTCTTCTTTCGATAAATTTTCATTTATCGTTTTTATATTTTTATATGTTTTCTCATTTAATCGATCTACTACAACTAAATTAAAATTAATACCATATTTTTTCATTAAAAGAATCATATAATTTCTACGCAAAATGTTGTCTTTCAAATTAATGACATAGATCGTATCCAAATATTGATTAATGAAATATTTGTTATCATTATCATTCATTATTTTAAATACTTTCACATTATACTCTTTTAATGATTTTAAAATATAATTTTTCATTCTTACTATACAAACATATAATAATTTATATCCTTTTCTACTTTTTAGAAAAGTAGAGCAAAATATATAAAAAATTTACTATGCGTTTATTTTTTTATTGAAAAATAAAAATAAAAATATTTATATTATTTATAAATGGGATCACCAATAAAAGTGAACAGTAGTTTTAAGTTAGATAATGTAAAACAACTTTCTAAATCTTTAAACATTGCCGTTTTACATAATTTAATTCTTTCTCAAGAAGAATTAGATAAGATTGAAGTCATCCATTCCGTAAGATTAAATCCGATTGATTTGTCTTTAGATACTTTTCACGATTTATTTTATTCTACATCAGCCAAATACTTTAGTATTAAAAAAGCATATTCCAATATTGATTTAATCAATTTTAAGAGTCAAACTTATGCTTCTACAAATCATAATAAAATTCATTTATCATTACACGACCAATTGTTACAAGCTTATGGATTATTACATAATTTAGACCCTGAAAACATTAGTTCTTCAAAAAAAATTAAACTTAGTAAAGAAGTATATCATTTACAATCTTTGATTAAAATATCTGGAACACAAAGTACTTTAAGTTGGTCTGAAGTTATCCATAATTTATTAGAAAATAATATTGTTGAACGTTCTTGTAATGCTTTATCTCACGCAGATGTTTCTTTTGAAATTGATGTGAATATCTATAGTAAAGCTTTAAATGTTTGGATCTCGGTAGTTTTTACTTTCAATACAAAATTACCTGGATTTGTTAATCTATATGAAGGAACCAATTGTTCCAATGAACTTATTAAAAGTTATAACTCTTCCGAACAATCTATCAAACCTTTTTATTCATCCATTTCTAATAAAAAATTTACTATTGATAGTGATTCAGAAACAGAGTCAGATAACGGATTACAACATTTGAATGATTTAGATGATAAAAATCTAGAAGCAGAAAAACAAGAAGATATTGATGAAAAAAATAACTATTTAGAAACTTTTAAGAATGATTTGGAAAATGAAGAACTACCTTATTTAGAAGGAGATGAAGATTCTACTATTTATACAGTAAACAATGAACTTTTAAATAAAATTAAAAATGTTAAATTTCAATCAGATGACGGTTCGATTGCTACTTGGATCAAAGAATAATCTTATTTTTTCATAAGGTTATATCATAAACAAACAATAGACATATTATATATTTACTTATTATATGTCTAAAAAAAGAGTATTTGCAAATAATAATGACATCAATTATCAAGATTATATGAATAATAAAAAGGGGATTGCTATGATTCAAAATCAAAAATCCATCGGACGTCAAAGAATACAACGATTTCTCTCTTATCAAGAATTCATTATTCTTACCCGTACTTTTTTTCTTTATTCTCAAAAAAGACGTAATTTATTCAAAGCACCATTTACGATTTATCAATCAACTGTTAGTAAAGTTTCTTTTGACAAAATAAATGAACACGTTTCTTCTTGTAATTTTTGTTTGTATGCCAGAGATCCAGAAGATTTTTTGAAATGTCGTGAAATTCAAAATATTTTATATCCTTATGGTCATTATTTGGGAGAGAGTCAAGAAATTTATTATCCTTCGACTTTAGATTTGACAAAATGGTGTCATCAATGTGATGATAAGGCGGTGTTTATGAATGATGATGATGATGATGATGATGATAATGATACTAATTTTAATTTTAACGATGTAACTGGTGAATGCGAAGACTGTCCAAAAGTTGATGAAACCGATGTAAATCCTTCGACGGGTCATAAACCTAATTGTGAATGTTGTAAAAGAAATTCTTCTTCGTCTTCGTCTTCGTCTTATTTGCAAACAAAAAAACAATTAAAAATAAAACCAAATTGCGGTTTATGTATGAATACTCAATCCCTTTTTTTACGTCATTGAATAAGAATGAAAATAAAAATACAATAGATTTATAATTTATATTTTATCCTTTCAAATATAAATATGCCTTCTTTATCAGGTAAGAATCATTCAAATGCGATTCATTTATCTGGTAAATCGCCTTCTTTAAGTGGGTCGAAAGATTTCTCTTTAGAAATAAAAAGACTTAAAGAGGCAATTTTAACCCAGATTTTGGTTCCGCTTCTCTCCAATCAATGGGAGATACTCTACCAAAATGTTTTTTTCTTAGATATCCTGAAAAAGAAAATACAATCTTATCATTCTTTTTCGGTTTGGAGAGAAGAATTGTCAGTATATTTGGATATGTTGAATTTGTTGGAAAAGGTTATTAGCGAACACCGTCAGTTGGAGGAAATTGAGAAAAAAATGTATGGTTCTGTGGGTGGAGAAGCCGAAGAAGTCGTTAGTTTTGTTTATAAAACGACGGCAATTCGAATGAAACCCGAGTACGAAATTTATGACGCTATTTTTGGAAAACCACAACGAGAGAAAAATGAGAAATATCCGGAGGAGGTTCTTCAAGAGATTCAACGAATGTTGACGAAGGAAAATATTACGTTTGCCAAGATTAAGGGGATAGTAGGGGGACACTCTTAGGGAGTCCCCCCTTCCACCCTTCGGGAGGGAGACCCCCTGATTGCATTTTTTGCTCACGAGTTTATACAAAAAAAAAGACAATCATATTGTGCATCGCGATATTTTTTTTGTAGAAATTGTTGTAAAGCCCGTGCCAAGTCAATTATCCTATATTGCAAGGAGGGGTTTGTAAGGGGGACTTCCGTCCCCCTACTTTGTAGAAATGGTTGTAGAGCCCGAGCCGAGTTATGCAATAATATTTATTCCCGAAGGGCTCCCTTCGGGAAGGAGGGGTCATAGGGGAACCTTAGGTTCCCTTAAAGTTAAAACTCTCATATAAAATCTCCAATTCCAACGTCAAACTATAATCCATATTGTTCAAATCAATAATGGTACCGAATTTATCCATAATCTTGATATGTAATCTCGAAATATTTACAGGACCATTATATTTTCGTTTTTTTACCAAGTCATTGTTATCATCAATGATGAGAGAAAGTTTTCCATTTACCATTGGTATTTTGGCAATAATATCCTCATTTAAAATACTTTTATCAAAGCCAACTACATTCAATGTATTGTTATTGTATTGATAATCGGTTATGGAAACATAAATATAACGATCACCACCAGCATCAAATAAACCTTCGGAACAAATTTTCTCTTTGATATGAATATATTTCGGCATTCGAAATCCAAGAATCCAACCCATCGTATTCATTATATTTTGATTGATATCTTCCGAAAAAAGGAGAGAAAATTGTAAAGGGGAGGAGGATGGATGAACGTCGGTGAGAATCTCGAATTTTGATTTGAAATTATAAGGATCAATTGAAAATTTAATGTATTTTAAATCCGTTTCTGTATTTGATTCATAAAAATACGTAGTATTCAAATAATATTGTAGACTCTCTATATCATAATTCCCATCTGGTAAGACGATTGGAAATATGGTTTTATTTTGGTTTTTAGTATGAAATTCAATGATAAACTGATTGTTTTTTTGTAAATGAGAGAAAAGATACCACGCATTCGGAATCTCGATCGACGCCAATTTCATTGAAACAACGTTTTTGATTTCAGATGGTATTAAATATTGGTAATCACACGGATTACTTTGATAATAATTACTACGAAAACAACTGTTTAAATTCAAGTTTTGTAATTGCGTTACACGTTTGATCGAGTTTAAAAATCCCGGACCGACTTGATTAATCTGGGTGTTTGTCACAATATTTGTATTGTTTTTTCCTGTAAGATCAACGGCCGGATGTGGATTACTTACATTTAAATATTTTTCATTCAACGGATTATTTAATACATCGGCCGGATTTGGTTTCACATTTGGATTGGATAAATCTAAAATATTCGATTTCGCATTGTAATCTGGTAAATTAGGTACGACTTGCTTTATCAAGGTTGAAATATGATAGTTTTCAAAACCATTGATTTTTTTTATTTGATTCACATAGTTTTCTAGAATCGTTTTTTCGTGAATACTATAAATCGGTAATTTTACTTTTTCTTTTTCGAATAATGCGTAAATCGTTTCCAGAATTACTTTACCTTGTAAAAAAAAAAGATAAATAGGTTCCGGCATTACACTCTTGATTTGATTTACTTTTTCTTGGATTATATCTAGATTCTCTTTGAAAGCCGTTGATTTGGGATGAATGTGAAAGATATTTAATATTTCTTCGTAATTGTAATTTTCAATACTTAAATCCATATTTTCCATTTTTTATTATTATTATTATTATTATTATTATTATTATTATTATTATTATTATAGTAGGGGGACGTATGTCCCCCCCCCCTTACCTACGGGAGACCCCATCCTTGCTTTTTATATAATTAACTCGGCGCGAGTATTAACAACAATTTATACAATGATACTATTGCTACGCTTAGCGAAGCATAATATCATTGTCTTTTTCTTTGTAGAAACTCGCGCGCCGAGTTATCCCCGAAGGGGTCCTGAAGGGGTCCTGAAGGGGTCCTGAAGGGAAGAGGGGTCATAGGGGAACATTAGGTTCCCCTAACTAGATAAGGAAATCGAATAATGGTATTTCGAACACCCGGGGTAGGTGTTTTAAAAACTACACTTACCACAAAAATCAATTGATTGGGTCTTGTTTTCATTGTGTCATCTGTTGTCACTGAATTTGCTAAATGAAAATCGTCCAATAAATTAGTGATTACACTCCAAGGTAAAGAAGATAATACACTACAACAATTAATATCCGATAAAGATTTAATTTTAGATAAATCATTGGTTAAATCAATGAGAGAAGTCGTAGTAAAGGCATTTCGAGGAATGTTCAAATCATTTTCAATATTATTAATAATTTCATCTAATAAAAAGAATTTTTTTCCGTCTTTTAATGTTCGATGTGGTGCTAAAAAACTAATATAATTTTCCACATTTTTATTATTTTTAATGTTTTTATCCATTCCAAAGTTCTCTCCATAAGGGTAAAAAATATGTTTAAAAATATCTTCATTAATTTCAATCGTGTCTAATTGTACAATATTCGCATTATTACAATTAAAATCGACTTGTGTATATTCTTGACATAATACGGCTACATCAATGATTAAATCTTTTGACATTTTTTATATTTTGATTTTATTTTATTCTCTCTATTCAATTGTAAAAACCACAATGTTTGAGTATAAAGAACCTGTAATATTGGTATTTACCACTTGTACATTATATTCTCCTTGTATTGCATCTCGTGGTATCACAAAAGAAATACTTGTACTCGAATAAAAAGTAATCGAAATATTTTTGTATTTGCCAAAAGTGATTGTTGTATTTTCATTGGCGCTAAAATTCGTGCCCAAAATATAGATTGTGAATGGATAACTTGTGATTCTAAAAATAGATGCGTTATAACTAGATAAAGAGTAGATGGTAGGGATTAAATTTGGATAATTCCCTTGAAAATAAGTTCGACAAGTATTTGATATATATTGTATTGATAATGATGCCATTACAATATATGAATTTTATATTTTTCTTGGTTTCTGTGGTTTCTCGGGTTTCTCGGGTTTTATTTTAGTATAAAATATCTTCTCTCGATAATTTATAATGGATTCGTTTAAATTAAATCATAATTTTGAACATAATAAAGACCCAAGAAATTATATTTATGATTCGATTGAAAATCAAAAAGCACCAAATCAAGTTACAAAAAATATTATCAACTCTTTACACTTAGTTGCTTCTAGTCCTATTATTCAAGTAACACCTAAAACAGGAGTGTTTAACCAAGGTGATTTAGGAAGTTGTGCACCAACCGCGTTGGCAGTTGCTATTTCCGTTGCCACAAATGGTACGATTAATGATGCGTGTCGTTTATATACTTATTTTATTACTCAATCCTTACAAGGAACAAATCCATTACAAGATAATGGTTCCACTACACAAGCAATCATTCAATGTTTAAAGAATTATTCTTGTTGTCCAGAATCATATTTTCCTTATGTACCCTCCAATTATTTAAAAATTCCTCCCTTAACATGTTTTAAAAATACTTATCCATTGAAAAAGGTTATTTATAGTTATATTGCTCAAGATGCAAATATGTGGGCTAATATTCAAAATAGTATTTTAAATGTTATTCATCAAGTTAAAGGTGGTTTTACTGGATTAACACTTGGATTTCGCGTTTATTCTTCTTTTATGACTTCTCAAGTCGCAAGTAATGGAATTGTACCTATGCCGAATCCAAGTAAAGAACGATCCTTAGGAGGTCATTGTGTTGCTTTAGTTGGTTATGTTACTTTAGCGACAGGTAATTATGTCGTTTTTCAAAATTCGTGGGGTACTGGATGGGGAAATGGAGGATTTGGATACTTTCCAATTGCGTATTTACAAAATCCTTCTTTCAGTGAAAAACCATTGGTTTTTTCTCTCGGGTATTAAATTTCGGTATCTATTTCTATCTAGGTCCATTATCCTGCTTTCTAGGTTTCAAATTCCCTTGAATGATATTTTCTCCATAATAATATACTAGATAAGCGAAGGTTATACCTACAAGGGCACCAGAAATGACTTGTATAATTGTATGATTTTTATAATTGACTCTTTGAATCATTGTATTGAGAGAAAATAAAAAGAAAATAAGGGTAATTTGAGGATTTTTAAGTACCAAGTGTATAAATGCGGTAGAATAAAATACGCCCTGACTATGTCCTGATGGCATACCATAAATATCATAACCGAATCTTTTTCCATTATGAAGCGCCATTTCAATTAGTTTTTTATCTTCATTCGGTCTGGGTTGTTGTATGATACCTTTTAACACGTAATTCAAAAGGATATTCAATATATAACCGATTAAATAATACGAAAGATAAGAACTGTATTTTTTGGTAATTAATAAAAGGATGGAAAAAACGAGTAATATATTTGGACCGAAATAACCTAAATAATCAAAGATTTTTGATAAATGCATCCTCTATATATATATCCAGTTTTAAGAAAATCCACTTTTAACAAAAGTGGAGCAAAAACCCTTTATTTTTATTTAAAAAACACACACGAGAATAATAGGAGGGGTTCATAAGGGGGATTTCCGTCCCCCTTAATTAGTATTGATATAAACATTCACATATCACTGTAAAACACCAATCGCCTCCATTTAAATTTAATTGATTTCCTTTATCATCTAAAAGTCGGATTCGCATTCTCTCAATATTCACTGGTCCAAAGTAAGTTCTTATATTTTGTTGTAATGAACCACTGAATTCTACCAGTAATTCGCCGGTTGTTCCTCCAGCCGATTTTACTGGAATCAAAGCGAAAATATCTGGAGTCGTTGGTGCTTTGGTGCGGTAATTTGTTGTATTATTATTTTTCTTGAATATCTCATTAATGGTATAAAGTTGGGCTTGAGTTAAGGTTCTTGGTGCACTCGGAAGTAATTGTGCGGTCTTTGAATATCTTATATTCGATGTCATTTTATCCGCTACTAACAATCCATTACTATTTTCATTATTAATACCAGTGATGATATTTGAAAGATTGTTTCCGAAGCCAGTATTTATTGCGTTTGGTGCCAAACACGTATAAGGTAAATCCGGAGAATAATAATTGGGGGTTTTTATGGTATTATAATATTCAGTAATAGAGACGAGTCCATTATTCAAATGGTTTTGATTATAATCATCAATGACCAAAATTAAATATTTGGTTCCATTTAAATTTAATACTGCTGGTGCGGTATTTCCACTCGGATCGATAGGGAGATAAGGTTCACGATATCCCATTAACCATCCTAAAGTTTGATCTAAATAATAAGATTGATTTACACACAATGTAGTACATTGTAGTCGGGCAGTATAATCAAAAAAAGTAACAATTGTATTATTTGTAATGGTAAATTGATTTGGATAAGTTGTAGTTCCTTGAAATTGAAGACCGTATAAGTTGAGTGTAATTTTACCATTGATCGAATTATATAAAATAGGAACTTGGGAAGAGGTATTAAAACCAGCTGTTTGAAAAGCCGTATTGAGTGCAGTTACAAATTGATTCGTAGAATAATTACCCGGAGCAATGGTAATTGGTATATTGTATTGAACCGATTCTTCGGTTATCCAAAAACACGTATTTCCATATACATCGTCAATGACATACCACGTAATAGGGATTTGAAAAGAATAGAATTTCATATTCAGAACATTGGTTAAGGGGTCAGATAAGTCCAAGGTATAATCACTCGCCGTACTTTCTGCATTATTGGCAGATTGTCGAAACTGACTATCAAGATTGACAAAACGAGTTGTAGTGTTTTTTAATGTTGGATTGAGGGTATCTTGAACAACAGGTACACTATAAGTATTATTTACCCCTAATTGCTGTTGTGTCATTGGAACGTGTTTATTATCATAAATATCAATCTTCTGTTCTCTTTGTGTGATTTTATTATTTTGTACTGGGTTTTCTGGTTGTGTTTGATATTCATTTTCATACCAATCTTTCGTTTGTTTTGTTATCTTGGATTGATTGTTTTCTTCCTTTGTTTCATTTGGTTCCTTTGTTTCCTTTGGTTCTTCATATTGTATATATTGTAAAAGTCCATCTTGAATGGATTGAAAGAAAATAGAAAGGTTGGGATCGGTTGTTTTGTATTTTTCTATATAAAAATCGGTTTTTTTTATAATCTCTTCTGGATCTAAATCATCTAAATCTACAATCACCATTAATTCTGCCAACGTATAATTAGAAACATTCGTATCAATATTGGAAGACATTTTGTTTTTTTATTTATAAAGTATATTTGTATATTTTATATATTTATCTTTATCTTTATCTTTATCTATTTCTCATATTCATTTTTATCGTTATTATCTTCATTATATTCATTGTATTCATTATTATTATTATAAATACATTGAAATAAATCCACGATTTCCTTTTTTATATTCATTTCTTCACATTTTCTATGTTTCATTAGTTTTTCAGGAATTATCGTAAACCCACTTCCTCGTTTCATATGTGTTTTTTCTTTAAAAAGAATATAATCCAAACATTCCACCAATTTCTGATTTTTTTCCAAAAGTATGTCTCGATCAATTCGATATTTTCCTTGATATGTATATCGATTAAAATTTCCGATGCTATAAATGGGACGATTTATTTTTGGATGGTTACGAATGAGTCCAATTCCTTCAATTTGATTAGTCGTATTATTCATTTCTATTACAAATAGTAATGAATTGATCATTATTTTTTCGGTCAATGGTTTTGGAGATCCATAAATACAGTTTAATTCTTTATGGTTTATTCGATAATTGATATTTTGTGTCCACGTATTTTCATTGAACCTGGTGGAAACGATATTAATATTCATCTTTTGGAAAAAGTGGTGTGAAAAAAATGAATTCAATTTTCTAGCCACTTTTATGAAAAGTGGCGCAAAAAATCCACCATTATTTTAGGGTATATTTTTGCTCCACTTTTTCTAAAAGTGGATAAGTGTGTTGGATAGGTATGTCTTTAATACCCGATATCTCTCGTTGTCCATCGTTTTTATAAATAAACTCCAAGGAGTAAGTGAATGAAGTGAAGACACACCATTTTCACAAAACGAATTCAATAAAGATGGACTAAATCCGGAAACCATCGACGTATTTGCCTCATTCGATACATTTGGAAACCCATCGGTAGACCTTAAATTCCAAAATAAGATATGAGGTGGCTGAAAGGGTTTTCCATAAAGACGAATTCCGGTTTCTTCGTATTTCTCTCGAATGTTGTTGTAAAGACACCAATTTTGGTTTTCATTCGTTGTTCTCATATTTGAATCATCGGCGTGATCCATTTGCATATCTGATAAAATAACCAAGGTCATATCTTTCACTTCTTCGGGTGATAGTCTCGTTTCAATAATGGCATCTAATATTTTATCAAGTGCCTTATAAAAATTTGTATTCATTCCCCATTCCGCTTCTTTAATGGTTTCTACTTTATCTAGAAAAGTTTTACTCGATTCCAAATTTACCCAAGTTGGATTCGCACTGAAAGTCATTATTCGATTTCCTACCATTGATTTTTCAGCAATTCTTATTCCCAATGCAATGGCCGCATATAACGGTTCACCTTCCATTGATCCAGAAACATCCACCATTGCAATCATTTTTTTTAAAGAAGCGGTTTGATTTGAATTGTTTTTCCATTGCATATTTAATACATCTATTTGGGTTTGTAATGATTCTGTTATTGTATTTGCTCGATTTCTTTCATTAATTAATTGAATCGCTTCCTTGGTAAAATCATTCATTCCAATTCTTTTTCCTTTGATTTCCGTATTGTTTTTGATGGATTCGCCAATATAATTGGTAAAATTGGAGGCACATATAATACGGTCGTCTTCCTCCCGTCTTGTATCTCCGTTTTTTTTAACATTTAAAAATGCCTTTTTATTTTTGGATAAAGTGATGGATGTTACTTTGTTAAAATCGATTTCTCTCCATTCACGATCACATTGTTTTACTTGACTTGTATCCAGATATTTATTCAAGGTACTAATCATTTTACGATACTCAATTTTACATTTTAAGATGGCTTTTTCACTCGACGATTTTTTACCGGTTTCAATATATTCTTTAAAATAATCGGATGCCAACAAAGTATATAGATTTTCCCATTTTTTAGATTTCTCTCTCGGAATCCATTTCGATACAAATGAAATGTTTGAATTTTTAGAATATGGATTTGTAAATGTTTGTTGATCTTGTCTTAATTGCTGATTTGTCATTTCAATGATTTTTTGTATCAAAGGATGGTCGTCATTACAGCCTTTATCCCTACAATATTTATAAAAATATTTCATATCTTTCCAAGAACCATAAGGATGTTCGTTTTCATTATTTTGAACAAGTGTTTCTAATGCAAAAAACGCCAAATCCTGGTAATAATGGTACCAAACATAAATCATCATATACGTCAAAGTATATTCTCCTTTTCCTTCGATGATATCACGTGTTTGCCCAATGAGACAATATAAATAAGATAAATAAGCTTTTTTAACATCTTTTTCTGAAGTTGATTGTTCGGTTAAAGAAGTAAGAATTTGCGTAAGACGATTCTCCAATTTTCGTAAGGTTATTTCGTTACTTGTTCTTGTCAATTGAAAATAAAATTGCAATATATTCTCTCTTATATGGTTAGACCATTGATATTCCATATGTCCATTTTCACCATATTGTTTTTGGTCTTTTTCTTGTATTGTTTCTATTGTTTCATTATAATTCTTATACATAAATGGATTATCTATAAGAATTTTATAAAAATCTTTATATTCTTTTTATATACTTTTTATTTATAGAAGGGATGGAAGGGTATTGTATGGGTTAAATGGAGAGTAACTTAAAAGATATTGTCTAATAGGGGTAGTATCTTTAATCTTTCTTACACTACCTCCAAAGTTACGGAAATTTCCACTTGAGGCAACACCGACACAAGCACCATAATAAGTACCTGGTACTTCACTAGTTCCTTCCTCTATAATTTGGTTATCTAAATTAAATATAAAAACAGAAGTACCTTTTACATTAGGAACCATCCAGTAAGCAGAATAAGTATATAACGCGACTGATTCAGGAGTAACTACATTATTAACTGTGTTTAAAATGTCTTTTTTAATAGCTAATTCACCAATCTTGTTTGTTAATGCTAAGTCAGAATACATTGGAGCTCTAACTGAATATGTTATTGTTGCACCAGTGCGAATAGTTTGAACTGTGACCTCTTGGGTCTTATCAACGTAGAAAGCGATCTCTTGAGACATTTTTATAAACTATACTTTTATTTTATTTTTTACAAATTTTTTACGCCTAAATTTTTTACGCACCAATAAAAATATTGAAATTCTTATTCGCATTCAAAATATTAATTATTTTTTCTTGTACCCTTTTTACGTCTCGAATTTATTTTATTAATATATATTTTTTTAGTATGTGATTGTATATTTTTATGATTGTTTAAGGTTTCAAATCCTTTTTCGTTTGTATTTGATTTCTCACGTAAAATAAAAAATAAACTATTCAAATCTTGAAAACTAGAAATGGTTTTTTCGAAAAAAATTGTATCTATATTTTTAATGGTTTTTAAAAAAGAATAATTATTTTCGTATTCTTGGGTATTCAAATAAGATTGAATATTTTCTGGTTCCAATGTCATATTGTATTTTAATAAAGAAAAAATGGAATATTTGATTTGATCCATTATCGTGTTTTTTTTTAATAAGTATACGATTTCTTCCCTTGTAATATAGTTTGGTGTATTCATAAAGAATTTTTCTTGTTTTATCTTTTCTATACTATTTTCTTCATTCAAATAAATAAAATACAAATTTATATAATAATTATCTTCTTTATAAAAATCTTCATATTTTTTATCTTCTTCTTCAAATTTTTTAATCCATTCGTCGTCTAAAGAATCTATATTTTTTATATTTATTTGTTTTTCTTGTTCTTTTTCTTTTTCTTGTTTTAACATTGATAATTGATATTTGATCTTATTAAAAGTATATACATTGTATATTCATTTTGAACTTATATTATTCATCTTCTTTCGCAGATATTTCATTATCCGAATTATACTCATAACCATAATAATTTAATGAACCGAAAACCTTTTTATAATTATCCTCTCCATATAGATTGATATAATTCTCTCTTCTTTTTTTAAAGAAATCGATTAAATATTGACTGTTAAAATTTATTTTTTCTTCTTTTGTATTTGTAGTTTCTTCTTTTTTTATTGTTTTTAAAGTGGTTTTTTGTTTTCGATCTAATTTAAATCGAACCCATCCATCAGGTAAATCATCCTCTTCTTTTTGATTCGTATCCTCTTGTTGTTCAATAATGGTCAATTTATCTTTGTAAATCATTTGATTTTTGTTTTTTTTATCTAAAGAGTTATCATCGTTTTCTGTTTCTGTTGTTTTTTTTGTATCATTAAATAAACTGGGAAATGATTTATCATCCATTACTAGTGGTGGTTGTCTTTGTACTTGTAATTTTGTTTTGTGAGGAGGCTGATACATAGAAGTTTTTTGAGATTTATGATCGGAAGACATTTTTACTTTCAATTTTGGTTGTATGAAGATTAATTATTTGAATGATTGAATTATGTTTTATATTTTCTCCTTTTTTATTTAAAAAAGAATCAATTTTTTGAAAAACAATTTAAAGATAAAAAAAATAAATAACTATCTCCTTACAGCAATTCTTTTTTTAGTATATACTTACATCCCAAAAACAAGAACAAACCTATTATATAAAAATATAGGAGATCGAAAGGGAACCTCTACGGAACCATAGGTTCCGTGAGGGTTCCCCTTTAACCCCTCCCTCCCGAAGGGAGCCCTTCGGGGATGGATATCATTTCATAACTCGGCGCGAATATCTACAAAGAAAAAACAATGATATTATGCTTCGTAAATATTATTGTAGATATAATTGTTAATATTGTCTCGAATTACTCCATTTAAAAAGCAAGGAGGGGGTCGTAGGGGGGATGTACATCCCCCTACCCTAAATGTCATTGATATCAATTTCTTCATTATTCGAAGTAATCAAAACCGAAGATTCGGTTTTTCTTATTTCCATTTCTTTTTCAATTAATTCAATATATTCATCTGTTTTTTCATCCGTAAAATCGAAATTACCTTCCGTCTTATTCAAAAATTTATCATCTTGAAAAATATTCCAATCTTCGTGTACGGTTGTTTTTAGTCGTTCCTTATCCATATCATTGTATACTTCCAACAAATCACATTTCTGAGTTGGTTTCGTATCCGTAGAAGAAGAGGCAGTATTTTCCCATTCTCTTAATCCAACCAAGATCCAAGTTCCAGGAGTTAACAAATTATCTTTCTTTCCTCTTCCTCGAAATTTACCTCTTATAAAACAAAGTCTTATTATTTTATCGATACATAGTACGTGACACATACCATTTCCTAATAATTTTTCTACTTTTCCATATACTTCACCCTCTTCTTGAGAAACTCTCAAGAATCTAGAGGCCTTTGAATGTTCTGTCACGAATTTACGTGCTTGACCTTTTGCTTTACTACCGCCAGTTGTATTTTTTACCATTTTGTTATTGTTTTAATGAGATGATTGAATTTGTCAAATAAAAAAATGATTTCAATTTTCTACATTATTTTGTGGGGTAATTTATTTATAGTTCATTCAAATATTTATCCTCTATTTTATAAAGATGATTCGATGATTTTTTATACTCTTCTTGAAACCATTCTTTTAATGTGATATTTTCTAAATCACCAATACTTTTTTCGTGACATTCGCTAGATTGTTCATCTGGTTTATAATCATAATTCATATAAAATAATTCTTCGTGTTCTTCATCTTCAAAGAAGACTTTTCTCTCTTCCTCTACGATGAAACCATTGTAGTTTTCAATTCTTTCTTTCCAAATCGGAGAGAAGGATGCATAATATAACCAATCCTCTAGATAGGCCGTTTTTATATCTATATTCGATATTTGATTGCGTTTCAATGTAGATAAAGCCCCTATTTTTCCATTGATTTTATAACGACGTTCATTTTTAAAAATTTGATAAGGGTGTAAATTCAGATTGGGTTTATAACGATCAATTTCTTGTTCGATTTCTTCTTCTGGGATAGTTAATGTGACAATCTTACCCATTTTTAAATGGGTGGATAAACTATACAAATGAAGAATTCTAGTTATGAATAATTTTTGTGGAGAGAAAGAGAAAGAAAGTTGGACTGATTTCAACAGTTTGATGGTTGTATGCCAATCTTTTATGATATTCTTCGTTTGTGTCTCTTTTACATTGGTATTGTGCTTGAAAAATTCGATGAATGATTCTAGCTTTTTCTCTAAGAATTCTTGATCTTTTTTATTCCATTGATCAAAGATTAATACCGCTATTTGTAAATAATTGGGAGATTCTTGTTGCTGTTCTAAACCTTCCATCGTTGATTCAATTTCAAAATTATTTATTAATGTAGTAAGTGAAAAACTATCCAGATTATAAGGTCTTATTATTAAATTTTTTATAATTAAATGCAGATGAATGATAATGTTACCACCTTTGTTTTTTTCTTTTAAGATGGCTATTTTTTTCAATAAATAATGCTCGAATTTCAGATTTAACGAAGCATAAAAATCTTGGAAGATGTTCCATAAAAATTCATACAGTTCTTCTTCGAATCCAGACTCATAAAGTTCCGTTGCCCAAAACATCGCTTCCTCTTCCTTTTTTTGTAAAAGAGCGTGAAGGAGAGAATACCCTACTTCTTGTTTTTCGTATAAATAACGCGTAAATGTAAAATTGGTCATTTCTTTCTCTTTTGTTATGTTTAGGTATATTTCTTTTATACATTTTAAAAAAGATTTCAATTTTTAATAATATTTTATAATATTTTATAGTATTTTATAATATTTTATAATATTTTATAATATTTTATAGTATTTTATAGTATTTTATAATATTTTATAATATTTTATAGTATTTTATAATATTTCAGTAATATATAAGCAATGGTACGACAATTAAGTGCGTGGAATAAATTCGTAAAAACTGTTTTTCATAATGAAAGAAAGAAAAATCCAAAATGTACGTTTAGTGAAGCATTAAAAAAAGCAAGTCAATTGAAAAAGGCCGGCAAAATGAAAGGTGGAGATTTAACTGGGGAAGATGTTGTTTCTAGTAGTACTACCTCTTCTCCTATGGAAGAAGAAATGATGGATGAAAGTTCAAGTAGTTCTTCCTCAATGATGGGTGGAAAAAAAACACGTAAGAGAAGATCCAGTAAATCCAAGAAATCTGGAAGAAAATCCAAAAAGTCCGGAAGAAAATCAAAAAAATCAAAGAAATAAATTTTCGATTTTTTTCTTGGTTTCTCTTAAATTTTCTCTCTTTCTAGGTTCGGAAAAAACTACGTTTCGAAAACATTCTTGAACCTTTTCTATGAATGGGTATTGATTAAATTTTTCCATTATTTTATCTAGTTGTTTTAGATATAATAAACTCAATTGATAATTACTGATATTTGATATGATTGTCATAATTTCTTCTTTCGTTTTGTTTTCAAAGAGAGAAAAAAGATCCATTGGTAAATAATTCATCATTTCAAGTAAGTTGTTTTGGGTTTTGATATGAAAAGTCAAAGGAAGGTATAAAATCGGCAATTTCTCTCGATTAAAAAAAATCGTATCTTCATTGAAGAGGATTGGATAAATATCTTTTTCATTTAATTCAATCAAGCTATCGGCTAAATAAAAATAACTTGAAAAGAAATAATGTAAAAAGGTTTTCGATTCAATCATTCGAGAGAAAAAGGTTTCAAAGGTCGGATACGATTTTCGATAATAAGGATAGGTTACTAATACATACGTTGGTTTATGCAATGGAGTATAATTTTCTAAATGACATTGTTCTTGATTGATTTCTCCTATTTTTAGGGGAGAGAAACTTTCGAGTAAATAATATCTTTCATTTATGTTTGTTTTGTTTGTGTTTTTGAGTATTTCATTGCTGTCAATCTCGTTTTTTAAAAAAAAATCATAATTACGAATGATTTGTTCTTTTTTGTTTCCTTTATATGGTCGTAATTTTGATTTTTGGTTTTTATTTGATGTTTTGGATATATTTTCTAGTAAATGGTTGATTATATTTTTTTCATTCATTTTATTTGTATTTATATTTATTTTTTTTAAGGGAACCTTAGGTTCCCCTATGACCCCTCCTCATAATGCATTTTTTGGCGCGCGAGTCTTTACAAAGAAAAAAAACAATGATGTTCTGCTTTTTTAAGGAAAGCACAATATCATTGTAAAAATTGTTGTCGATTCCGCGCCGAGTTAACTAGATAAAACACATTAATCCTTTACAAGGAGAGTATCTCCCTTCCTTAAGGAAGAGGAGGGGTCATAGGGGAACCTAGGTTCCCCTACTATAGTAACGATTTTTATAGGTTTTTTTGATTTTTTCTATCCTTTCTTTCTCTGTTTCTATATTTTTCACATTCTGTAAAAATTTCATCTCTTTTTCAATCGTTTCTGGATGATCATTACAAAAATTCGTAAAAGATTTGGCTGGTTTGAGTTGGCTATGTTTTTTCAAGTATTCATCCATTATCTCCAGTAATTCCTTATTTACCTTAATATATTTATTTGTCGTTTTTTCTGGTTTTGCTTCGGATTCTGGGTCTTTTTCAGGATCAGGGTTCGGTGCCTTTTTTTCAGCGATCGTCGATTTTTTACGGAAATAATATCTTGTACTTTTGAATATTTTATCCTCGATATCTCCTTGATAACCTAAGTCTTGATGTTTTTTTATCTCGATTTGAAATAATTCGTCTTTTTCTTCTCTCCATTGGATCCAAGCTTGTTTGAATTCTTTTCGATGATCGTTTTGATGATTCTTGGCAAAACGTGATAATTCATTGTTTAATTCTTCGCTTAAGGAATAACGATAAATTTGTTTGTTTTCTTGTTGTAGTGGTGTTGGAGTTTTTGTGAATTGATTTGACATTTTTTTAATTTTATGGATTTCATTTTTAAATACTTTTTTATTTCAATTTTTTTCCTATCTCCATATAAATTAGGTCAATGTTTGCATTGTATAGTCAACCTTATTTGACCAATTACGGATACAATGGATGTTATCGTAATATTATTACATTGAATACATTTCCTCGAGGACCTTTAAGCCAGTTGGTTCTAAGAACTCAATTTAGACCCTTAAGCGAATTTCAAACATTTGGCGGTGATTGCGATGAAAGAAAAACGTGTGGTCTTGCTTTACGAAGTTTTCGCAAAGGTGGATGTGGTTTGATGTCTGTGGAAGAATTACCTGATTTATATTCCTTTTTATTATCTAATGGATATAACATTGAAACAAGTCTTACCAAAATGACCAATGGTAGTAAGATTCAATTAAATAATGAAAATAATAATGCGGAATTGATTTGTTTTGTAGGGGGACATACGTCCCCCCTACGACCCCCTCCTTGATAAGAGAGAATACCTTTTGGCGCGCGACTATTTACAAAATAGTGGACAATGATATTCTGCTTTGCTACGCATCGCAAAATAATATCATTGTAAAAATTGTTGTCAATACCCGCGCCGAGATAAATAAGTAAAAAGCTATAACTTTTCGCAAGGAGGGGGTCGTAAGGGGGACGTATGTCCCCCTACTAGAAAATTGAATTTAGAATGATATTTATTTGTAATAATATCTATTTATTAATATTATTAATAAAATCTATTTATTAATATTATTATAAAAGAATGGAAAAAGAAACAGAAACAGAATCTTATTACTGTTATTTACCTGACAATTTTGACTTTTTAGCAAGTAATTTACAAAAAGAAATTATCGATTATTTGAGTTCGATGGATGAACGTCAAAAGAAAGCCTATCTAATTGCCAAAGAACATTTAGGTTCCTCCTTTAATATTTTTCGAAGTAACGGATATAAAGAATGGAAAAGTAAAACTTTATAAGAATTAGATTTTTATCTTAGAACCACCATTAAAATTTTGAATCGAATTCTGTATACGATTTGCTGATTTTTCTCTTTGTTTTTGTAGTTGATACATATATTCTCTTTTTAGTCCTTCAAATTCATCAACCGTAGATTGTACTGTGTTTCTAATTTCATTAATGGTTAATCCAGCTGTATTAACAGATGCTAAAACAGTAACGGCAATTGTGTTAAATGTTCTTATTGCCCATACAATCAATCCATAAATAGGTATTTCTTCCAAAGTATTTAAAATCACATTCACGATCGCTTTACCTATTCTTTCACCTGCATTTTCTCCGTAAAAAACGATTTTATCAATGAGTGGTTCAATAAAAGGACTTGCAGCTTCTAGTACTAAAGAACCAATAATGGCAATCTCTTGTAAATTCGTAGTATTTTCCAATGTTTTTTTAACAGCCGTTAATTGATTTATAATATCATCTTGACTCTTTAAATCGACCCCTACATAATTACCCATATTGTCAATAGCATTTAATAATCCTTTTTTTACCACTTCTCCTAACTTACCAAAAAATCCTGGATTATTGTAAGCTCTTTGAATTAAATTGTATTGTTGTTCAATAGGAGCGATTGTACTACCGAATGCATTACGTAATGTTTGTTTTTTTTCATAGGGGTTTTTATCTGGAATGATATTTGAAATTTGATCGTGAGTTAGATTTGGATTCGTATTACTTTGATATGGTGTTGAATAAGGATAAGAATTCATTGTATTACGATTTGAATAAGGATAAGAATTCATTGTATTACGATTTGAATAAGGATAAGAATTCATTGTATTACGATTTGAATAAGGATAAGAATTCATTGTATTACGATTTGAATAAGGATAAGAATTCATTGTATTACGATTAAACATTGATTTATTTTGAGTTTTCATACGATTGATACCTCCGTTTTGTTTTTTCTTATATCTATTTTTTTTTGTTTTATTATAAACCATATTAATATAATACAAGTTTTTATTTTTAAGGTAGGGGGATCCCGTAGGGAATCCCCCCTTACCTTACCTACGGGAGGGAGACCCCCTCACGGCATTTTTGTCGCGCGAGTATCTACAAAGTACTAGACAATGATATTATGCTTTGCGAAATATGATTGTATAAATTGTTGTCAATACCCGCGCCCTAAAAATGCAATGTGGGGGTCTACCGTAGGCAAGGGGGGACTTCCGTCCCCCTACCCTTGAAATCTTTAAAAGACATTTTATAATTTTTATCAAAGATTTCTTTTTTTACAGGTTGTAAAAAAGTTAAATTTGAAAAACGGCCTTTTGAAAGATAATTATTGGCTCTTTCTTTTAATAAGATATTTGAAGAAGAAGAATTTGAATTTGTTTGATTATAACGAATTGTATTTGGTTTTTTTATGTTTTGGATTTGGGGTTTATTTATTTCTTGATCTTGATTTTGTCTCGTAGGTTGAGAAGAAGGTTGTATTGGATTCGAAGATTTATTATAGTTTTTTAATTTAGCAAATACATTTTTTTTAGATTCTTTTGTATCGTTCGTATCCTTTGTTTTTGCCATTGGATCCTTTATTTCTTTTTTAATTAATTCTTCTGTTTCCTTTGCTTCTTTTGCTTCTTTCTCGAATCTTTTTTGTTCTTCCAATTTCTCTTTTTGTTTTTGAACTTCTGCTTCCATATCAATATAAAGTTCAACACAATCAAAGGTCAATACGTATTTTCTTCCGACGGTTTCCAAATAACGATAAGGAATGGTATTATCACTATAATATTCAAAACATTCTCTCTCTTGGTTATAATACATTACTACATTTCCTAATGGCGTTTTTTCGATTAAAAAACTGATTTTCAAATTTCCTTTTTCTTTTTTGATTGGATTGTTATTGTTATTTTGGTCTTCGCATCTCTTTTTATATTCTTTCAAATACTTCTCTTCATAAGGGATCGGTTTTGGTTTTTCTTGATTCTTCTCTTCTTTTTTATCTTGATTCCAATCCTCATCTTCTTTTTCTTCAAAAAAAACATAATAACTGGATAAAGAATAGAACAATAGATTTACTCCTCCAAGAATCAATATAAATTGAAATAAAAAATCATTCAAAAAAAATAAATTTATCATCTTTCTTTTGGTGATTTAATAAAAATAATATTTTATCTTTATATTTTTATTTAAAATGAATGTATATAATTATTCAAAACGCCCACTTTGTGGGCGCTTATGAGTGGTGGCAAAGGCAAAAGTTACCACGCACTTTAAATGTGCGAAGGTGTAAACAAATTCTTTCTCTCTATAAAATTGTTGTTAAGTGAAGATGTAAAAATAATTCTCTTATTTCATTAGATAAATCGGGTAAATCAATGATTTCATACGTTTCATCTTCGTGTTCTGGATGGATCTGTACTAGACATAATTTGGTTATTTTTTTATCATATTTTTCCTCCAAAATCACTTTATATGTATTCAATTGCATCGCATAATGCCAGAAATTCGTATCTGGTATATGACTAATGGTAAATGGAATCGCATATTTATTAAAAGCATTGACTCTCTTTATTTCTTTTACACGTTTCCAGTCATAAATAGAGAGAGTTCCATCTGGATTCTCATAAATCATATCAATCGAACCAGCCAAATGAATATCCTCATTGAAAATAGTCCATTCGGTTCGATAAGGTTTTAGATGGAGGGTGTCTTCTAAATATTTCAAGAAGAATTTCCATTCTATTGTTTTGTAAGGTGGATAGGTTTCTTTTTCTTCTTTTTGTTGATAATGTTCTAGAAGTTCTTTATGAGTATATCCTTTTTTTAGATCTGGATTATTCATAAAACATTCAATTTCATAATGCATATCGGTACCTAAGGAAGAGACATTTTTACCGTTTTGTGACCATTGCTCTTTGATTTGTTCAGGAGTTAGACCCCAATATTTATTTTTTTCATTCCAATTCTTCCCTTTCATCATATTTTTAATTACCGCATCTGCATCAAAATGTGGAAAATTTGAATGAATCCACGTTGTTACGGATGTATATGGTAAAACGGGATTTTTATCTGTTGGTATACTGATGGTATATACGTGAGTAGGTTCATCAAAATCTATATACTGGTCTCTAGGATGTTCATTATGTAGGTATAAAGTATTATGTAACACGGTTTTAGTTTCATTTTCGATTGACATTTATTTGTTTATGATTATCTTTATGTTGTTGATGTTTGTGTTGTTTATGGAATCAATTTTTTTCAAGGGTATAAATCACCGATTTTATTTTCATATTATAAGTTATTATAATATGAACTTTGATTTGAATATTCAAAATTATAAATTGGATGAATTAAGAGAACTCTTTGATTTACCAAAAAAATATGATTTTTCAAACATTGAAACCCAAGACTCCAAATTGAGAGAAGCCGTATTGACCAATATGGAAATTAATGAGGAACTTAAAATGAAAACCATTATTTTTTTGGCAAAAGCCAAAGAATTATTAATGCAAAAAATAAGTGAAAATGTTCGAACGAACATTAAAAATGATTTAAAAAATGTCTATAAAGAATTCTATAATTCCAGTTATGATCTGAAAAAAACAGAATTGGAAAGTCCAGAAGAACATATGGTTCAAGTAGATAAAAAGAGTCCTTTTCTCTCTTCTTTTCCAAGTGAATTCTTTCCTGGGGTAATTAATCCATTGAAACGAAGAATCAATCGTCAAAATTTAAATATAGATACCCGATTTAGAGATAATTACTTTTCTACCCAATCTTCTAATTTTAATTTTGATTTACCTTTAATGTTAAAAGATATTGTTACAATGCAATTAAATGCTTTAGAATTACCTACTAGTTTTTATACCATTTCAAAACAATTGGGAAATAGTTTTTTCAATGTAAGTATTACAGTTAATAAAGAAACCTTCACAACTACAGTCAACGTAAGTGATGGGAATTATACTCCAGAGACATTAATGACTTTTTTAAATACCTACTTGTCTGGATTAGGTGGATTCTATCAATATATTTATTTTACTACGAATATTTACGAAGATAAGACCGGAAGTGGTCAAGTTATTGTTGGAATTAATTCCCAATTTACAACCGATTATCCTGATTCGGAATTACCTATTCTTACTCTTGATTTTCAAGTCGGTAAAAATGGATTGAATGATACATTTACTCCGCTTCCTTTGAAATTCGGTTGGATTTTAGGCTTTCGAAATGGATTATATGTAAATAATCATACTTATGTCACGGAAGGACTATTAAATTTAGTTGGGCCTCGTTATATCTATTTAGTGGTGGACGATTACAATAATAATGTGAATGATGGGTTTTATAGTGCTTTTAATTCTTCTATTTTAAATAAGAATATCTTGGCACGTATTTCTCTCCAATCAGGTATTTTTAATGTATTGGCTCAAAATAATTTATCCATTATTACCTCTCCTCGTCAATATTTCGGACCCGTAAATATTTCAAAAATTAATGTACAATTGTTAGATGAGTACGGCCGTATTTTGGATTTGAATAATATGGATTATAGTTTTTGTTTGACCTTTCAAACTATTTATGATATCCAATAAGAAGAAAGAAGGGAGAAGGAAGAAGGAAGAAGGAAGAAGGAAGAAGGAAGAAGAAAATATTTATTCTATTCTTATTATAAGAACGATAACTGATGACTTTTCGAGTACTTTATATACCAGCCAAACGAACCTTTGAAACCTTGAATATTGGAGGTAATGCGGGGGATTTTATCATTTATAAAACCCAAAGTGTGTCGTGTTGTAAAAAATGTTGTGATAATACCATTGATCCAACCATTTTAAATAATAATTTGATAAAAAAAATGGATTTAAACGGGATTAATGTATTACAAACCATTTATCCTGTTTCTACTCCTACGACTATCAATCCGAATAGTATATTTTATTTGACTTATAACATTGACCCAAATGGTTCATTATTTGGTAACACTCCTTGTGGAATTAATAATTATCCAAATTATATGGTTTATAAATAAAGATAAAAGCGGCCATTGATAGGATGGTAAATGAAAAATAAGAGAATAATTTTGATTTTTCAAAATGAACTCTCATTTTTTTTCTAGTAAATGGAATGGAAATTGTAAATAATGTTTGTTTTTCTTGGGTTTCTTGGGTTTCTTGGATTTCTTCTATTTCTTCTATTTCTTCCATTTCTTTTGTTCCACATTCTTCATCTATTTTTTCTAAATAATCGCAATTGTAAGTTTCGACCATTCTTTTTTTATATTTTTTTTGTTTTTGTTTTGGTATGGATTCATTGTTATTCATATCTAAATCCACAAATTGTCCCCATTCTACACAATACTCTGGCATAAAATTAGGTTTCATCGTTTTAAATTTATACTTATATTTTTTTTAATACTTTTTATAAAAATTATTAAAAAAATGTTCAATTTTCCTTCTACTTAACCACTTTTGGAAAATCCGGGCAAAAATCATTGATTATTACAAGAAATATCTAATATATTTTTACCCGGATTTTTGCACCACTTTTTTCTAAAAAGTGGTTAAGTGGTTAAGTGGGAATGGGCTTTTTTCGCAATTTTTCGGTATTTACGTGTTTTTGGTTTTATTGTCATATATTCACGTGCTCTTACATAAGCCGCCAAAACCCCTTTTTTATTTATTTTACACGTATTTTTTGTGCAAATCGGAAAGGTTTTATTGGGACCTAAAAAACATTTTTTACCGCATTTTTTAAGCATTACGGTTCTTTGATGATATCCTGGCTGTTGTTTTGACCAACCTCGTAAACGTGAGGTGCGTAATTTTTTACTTTTTGTCATTTGTAATATATTTATATATTATTTTTTATTATATGGAAAATGAATGTAAAGATATTGAAACAGGTATTAACGAAAAAAACTCGAACAATTCATTAAAAAAAATATTTAATCACTTTAAAGCAAGTATAAAGAATAGTAAATTAGAGAGAAAATCATATATTTTAGAAGATAAAGAAATTGAAAATATTACCATTGATTACAATAGTGATTTAACCGATACAGATGACGATGATATCGGAGAAAAAGAAAAAGAAAATCCTTCTTTGTTGGAAGTCCATTTTAAAGATTGGAATCTTCCTTCCTCTTATAGAAAATTAAGTTATGAAGAAGTAGAGAGAAAAATAAACAAACGATATTTTGATATAAATCATCAATATTCGAGCGCTCTCGATATATTATCTACTTATTTACGCGGTCAAAAAATCATTTATATGGAATCCAAATATTATTGCGAACAGCGTTTGAATTTATTAATGATGCCTTCGATTTTTCTCTCCAGTGCCGCTACGGTATTAGCATTTGTTATTATTAAATATTATTGGGGAGGATTGATCGTATCTGTCATTAATGCATCGATCGCATTTTTATTAACTTTGGTCAATTATTTTAAATTGGATGCTGTTTCCGAAGCTCATAAATCCTCTGCACATCAGTATGATAAATTACAAACATCTGTAGAATTTATGTCCGGATCTATTTTGTTATTTCATCGGTGTTCGAAAAAGAAAAACGATAGGGAAGAAGAAGTGGAACGATTTTTAAATACGAATCATCAAACGATCCATAGTTCAAATAATAGTTGTTATAGCTCGGATATCTTTGATGGAGAAGAAATATTATTAAATGAATGTGAAGAAGAATTGAAAAAAAATGTAATGGATAAATTACATCACGTCGAAAAAAAAATATCAGAAATTAAAGAAATGAATCAATTTATTATACCACACGAAATTCGTATGCGTTATCCTGTTATTTATAATACGAATATTTTTTCGGTTATTAAGAAAATTGATGATTATAAAAAAAAAATGATTACCAATTTGAAAAATGTGAAAAATGAAATTCGTTATGTTCATTTTCATCAACGTGAAAATTCGAGACATTCGAAAGAATATCGAAAAAAGAATCGTCGTTTGGTTCAATTGTTTCGATTAAAGAGAGAATTAGTGAATGAAATATTATTGTTGAAATCCGCCTTTTCAATCATTGACCAAATGTTTAATCAAGAAATGGCCAATGCAGAAATATTGAATAAGAGTTTTTTCAAGTTTTTCTGCGATTGTAATTTTTATTGGAGGAGAAATTTGACCAATCCATTGGATATTAACCCTTTTATTCGAAATTTAATGGATCCTTTTTCCATCCATTCCACTTTTTAGAAAAAAGTGGAGCAAAAATCTTTTGAAAAATCTTTTGAAAAATTGTAACTAATATTTGCTTAGATTTTTGCTCTCCGATTCACTTATGACTTTTTCTAAAAGTGGAAAGGAAGTGATTTTAAGCTACTTTTACTTATTTGTATATTGTCCGTTGGATACAACATCTTTTTTGACTTGATTTGTGAAATCCTTTTTCTTTGCTCTTGTTGTTGCCAATAATAATAGGCCAATCTTCTTTGATGTTCTTCTCTCGTCACTGGTCTTGGATTTTGTTCTTCTGGTTGTTGGAGTTCTTGTTGTTGTTGTTCAGGTTGTAGTTGTGGTCGTTGCGTTTGATTTTGAAAATAATGATTAATAATTTTATTTTTTGTTTTTTCCAAAGAATTCGTATATTCTAATTTTCCGTCATTTACTTTCATATTCAAGGAATTTAAGATATTATCATAAGAGAATTGCGGTTGCAGTTGCTGTTGTAATGGAGGTTGTGGTGTTTGACTTTGGGTTTTATATGTTTGTTGATATTTTTGGTGATAACTCGGTTGTTTGAAGGATTCTCTTGGTAAGTGTTGGGGTTTATTTAATTGGGGTTGTTGGGGTTTTTGTTGAGGTGGTTGGGGTTGTCTTGTAAACGTAGGTAATTTGAAATCTTTGAAAGGATCTAATCCTCCTGGTTCTGAGTATTGATGTTGTTGTTGTTGTGTTTTCTCTTCAATGATTATTTCCATATCTCTCGAATGGTTATTTATGAAGTATATTATATTTTTTATTTTCGAATGTAATATATAATATATAAAAGATGTCTAAAACTTATAAAAGGAGAGAAAAAAGAGTGAGGGGAAGAAAAGAAGGAAAAGAAGGAAAAGAAGGAAAGGAAGGAAAGGAAGGAAAAACGTATAAAATGAGAAAACCAAAAAGGAAAACTCGATTTCAAAGTCAAGGATTTATGAAAACAATGATGTTAAATGGTTCTGTAAAGAATGAAAAAGATATAGAATGGAATAATCAATATGATGGAAAAAAAGCCGATTTAAACGTAATGACAAATTTAAATGGGAAAAAACAAAAATATCATATTCAAATGAATAATCAAGAAATTGAACGATTATTAAGTCAACCCAGTGTAGAACAACGTTTGGATAAGCGTTTAATCAAAGATTTTTCGATGTAATATATTTTGTTTCGTAATCATCATTTTTTTTTCATTTCATCCAGAATAATCGTCTCATCTTCTGAATAACTTCTTTCTCTCCTATTTTTTTTATATGTTTTGGAAATATATTTATCCATTGTCGTCAAATAATAAGGAGAAGCATATAATATATCTGTCTTCATAGTATCGTTATAAATAATTTCAATATAAATTCCTTTAATTTTTTTAATTTCTTTTATGAATTGGGTAAATTGAGTTATATTCTCAAAATTGACATTGATGATGCTATGATTACGATCTTGTGATAAATTCTTTTCGAATTCATATAATTGATAAAAATCTTTGCAGTCATTTTTTTCCGCGATTTGCATTATTTCTTGCTCGTATTCCGTCACATTTGGATGTTTAATGGTATTAAACGAAACCTCAATATTGTACCCCATTACTATGGCTAAAGAATAAAATCATACACTTATCCACCTTATAGTATAAACTTACCTAGTTTGTGGTATATATATTCTTCCGATTAAGTTTCTCTAGTTACTGAAAGCATTTGTTTTACTAAAATAAACTAAAAGAGTTCTTGTTAAAGTATCTTTAACTGCTATATTAACCAAAAATCCACTATAATTTAAAAAATTACCGGAACCAGAAGTGATTTGATATACATTCTCTCCAGGTTTATTGACAAATTCACCTTGTTGATTTTTTATTTGTTGAGTGTTATTAATAATAGTAATTGTTCCTTCAGGTAAATAATATGTTTGAATTCCGGTTTGTTGATAAACTTCATCATTTTTATTTACATCGTAAATTGTGTAAGTTCCTACCCACTTACCAATTTCTTGAGTTAAATTAAAATCTGCAAATATTGGTCCATTAAACGTTTGAATAAGCGATGTTCCTAAATAAGATTCATCAATTTGATTAATTGTATTACTTACTGAATAGTAAAAAATTAAATCTGGGGGGGGTCCATCAGGAATACTCATTTTATAATATAACATAAGATTATTCTTGGGAAAAAACACGGGGTTTTTCCCTTTGCACCACTTTTCCCAAAAGTGGTAAGAAAATTGATTCTATTATTGTTATTGCCATTGTAAGAATAACAATAACAATAAAGAAAAGATGAATTTTGCCAATACAAATACGAATAAAGGAGAAAATATGGAATTGTCGGAAAGACAACAAATCGCTTTTTATAAATACCGAGAAGGTAAAAATTTATTTGTCACTGGTCCTGGAGGTTCCGGGAAATCGGCTTTAATTAAAAAAATATTTGAGGATGCGGTTGAACGAGAGAAAAATATTCAAGTAACTGCTTTGACCGGTTGTGCTTCGTTGTTGCTCGGTTGTCGTGCAAAAACCCTACACCGATGGTCTGGGATTGGTCTGGGATTGAAAACGATTCAATTTAACGTGGATCGTATTATGGATAAAAAGAAATATTCGATGCGCGGAATTCGAGATTTATGGCGAAAAATCGATCTTCTCGTCGTCGATGAAGTGAGTATGCTTTCGTTAAAATTATTTGATATGTTGAATCAAATTGGAAAAGCCGTTCGTGGGAATAATCGACCTTTTGGCGGAATTCAAGTGATCTTTTTGGGCGACTTTTATCAATTACCTCCTGTGGGCGATAAAGATGAAATCGATACTTGTCGATTTTGTTTTGAAAGTGACGATTGGTATACTGTTTTTGAAAAGGAAAATCAAATTCCTTTGACCAAGATATTTCGTCAAACCGATATGACGTATTGTAATATATTGAATCAAATTCGTGAGGGCGTGATCAAAAAAAGTACGAATAAAATACTTCTTCAATATGTAGGAAGAAAAGTTGCGCCCGATAGTAACATTCTTCCTACTAAATTATTTCCTACTCGAAACAAAGTAGATATGGTCAATCATTTAGAAATGAGTAAATTGGCTGGGGAACTCTATGAATTCAAAGTAAAGAGGGTGGACGATTATCCTCTTACCAGTGAATTTGATAAAGATCGTAAGAAGGATATTGATGTTCGTGATATTCAAACGGAGCTGGAATATATGTCGAACAATTTACCGTGTGTTTCCGTTTTACCATTAAAAGTCGGTTCTCAAGTGATGTGCGTCGTGAATAAAGAAATGAATACGCTTAATGGAAAAGTGGTCGCATTATGTAATGGGAGTCAAGGGATTGTGGTTGATATAAGTATGGTAATGGGAAATCCTTTACCTGTGGTTCGTTTCTTGATTCAAGGGAGGTATGAAGATATTATTATGGTACGTCACGATTGGATAAGTGATAATATTCCTGGGGTAGGAATCAGTCAAATTCCTTTAATTTTGGCGTGGGCTTTAACCATTCATAAGTGTCAAGGTGCGACTTTGGATGTTGCCGAGATTGATATTGGTAGTGGGATTTTTGAGTGTGGACAAACGTATGTGGCTTTGTCACGTGTGCGTTCCTTAGATGGATTGTATTTGAATTCTTTTGACCCGACTAGAATAAAGATTAGTCGAAAAGTGAAGAATTATTATGATGATTTGATGGGATTCTGGGAGACGTACAAACCGGTTGTTGAAGATATACCTATTGCGGTACCTGTTTTGTTAGAAGAACAAAGAGAAGTAAAAATACAAAAAAGTTCAAATCCGTTTCAATCCTTTGCTTGTCCAAATAATAATATTCCTATTGTAACTGCGGAACCTATATAAAAGTAGGGGGATGTACATCTACTACGTAGTGCCCTACGGGAGACCCCCTCCTTGTAAAGGGCGATTATATCACAAATGTATTTTGGCGCGTGAATTTCTAGAAAGAAAAAAGTTCAAATCCGTTTCAATCCTTTGCTTGTCCAAATAATAATATTCCTATTGTAACTGCGGAACCTATATAAAAGTAGGAAGAGGAGGGGTTAAGGGGAACCTAGGTTCCCCTTGAAGCAACCCCTACAAACCGGTATATAATTGGTCGAACCTACGACCGTTTGTTCTTTTTCTTCTGTCAAACGCATTGAAAATATACCCGGCGTTCCGTTTTTACATTGTGAGCAAAGAGAGGTCATCTTGGTTACTTTATCGCATAAGGGAATGAGATCCAATATTTGCCCGAATTTTTTTCTCTCAAAATCACCATCTAAACCACAGACATAAATTTTTTTATCTTCTTTCAACCATAATTCTACGCATTCATATAGATCCGTGAAAAACTGGCCTTCATTGATCAAAATCACTTTGGCGTTTTTTACTTCTTGGGTTGTTAAAAGATTTACGAGATCTTTGGTTTGAATACAAGGAATCATTACTTTATCGTGACTGGATAATAAATGTTGGTCGTATCTTGTATCAATGGAATGATTGATTACTACGGTTGAAATATTACAAAATTTACATTGTTTATATACCTCGATAATACGCGATGTTTTTCCAGAAAACATTGGACCAATGATAAGTTCTAAATAGGCTTGTGATTGTGTCATTCTTTCTTTATTCATATTCTTTGATAGGATTTTAAAAATCAAATTCAACTTTCTTTGCGGAGACACCCCGGTAGGGGTTTTTGCTCCACTTTTAAAAAAAGTGGATATATATATATATATATATATATATATGTATCATATTGAAAAAGACAAAAAGAAAAATCAAGAAAAGGGGGACGATTTTCTATTTCCTTTTTCTACTTGTGAAACACCCAAGAAAGAAGGTATTGCACAACCTTATTCGGTTCTCGCAAATGTGTTAAGTATTTTTGTCATTCTTTACTTTTTATTTCAAACCAAACATATCTATCCTTTTTTATTACTACTTTCCTTTCTCGCGTTTGAATGCGTACACGCTTTTTCACATACGATTCATTTACCTGGTTATGTACAGAATAATATAACCCATTGTATTGCTTATACCGTTAACGTATTTTACTTATTGACATTATATAATTATACACATCATTCACCTAGTATTTATTTTTTAATATTTTTATTTGGGTTAATCGTCATTGACGTTTATTTTTTTATGTTTTTATCCTTTGTTTTTTATGTTACATCCTCGATGCTCATTTTTTTATCCATACTTATCTACTATTATCCATATATTCCAAAAAATAAACAATCTTATATTGTAACCATTTTACTATTAGGAATCTCAATTGTTTTATTGCTTTATAATGAAAAATATAACTGTAAAAATATGTTGCGTATGTTTCCAGGATTTCCATTTCACGCTCTTTTAGAACTGAATGGTACGGTTATTTTTTACTATTTATGTAAATTTTTTTATCAAATGTAAAGCCACATCCACTTTTTAAAAAAAAGTGGCGCAAATCCACTTTTAAGAAAAGTGGAGCAAAATCCCGATAAAAAATCGAGAAAAAAGTGGAAATAATATTTCCTTGGATTTTCACTCCACTTTTACAAGGGGTTTTTGCTCCACTTTTTTCTAAAAAGTGGAAATAATATTTCCTTGGATTTTTGCTCCACTTTTTTCTAAAAAGTGGATTAGAAGTCCATTTCATATTCTACAAAATTTTGTTTTTCTGTTTTAATTTTATGGTAGATGGAGGAATATATTTTATTTAAAACCGAGGCTTGTTTGAAATCGATTCCCATAAATTTACCCATCATTTTACAATAAAGAACTTCATTTCGATCATTCGAATGAATAAATTCATTATGTTTTTTTTTCCATTCCATAAGAACATTGAATATTTTTGAATGAATTTGATTGAGTAAAGAAGTCAGTTTTTCTTTTGGAAGTTCATTCCACGTATTTTGTGATCCTGAATTTGTATGGTTATTAGAAGCATCGTAATAATAAATCATATTGTTTTTTTGTGTAAATGCGAAAAGTGGAATGGCTTGTTGTTGTTCATATAAATTTCTCTCGAATAAAAGTAGAATGAGATCCATTATTGAATTATCTGGTTTGTAAATAAAATCAATATCTGTATCTTGGATCGTGAATAATTCAATGATGTTTTTATAGTAATAACACGGATGTTGGTGATTATTTAACCAATCAATAATATTTATTTTTTTCTTTTTCACTTCTACCCATTTTTGTAGGTGGTCTATTTTCTCTTCCATTTTATTTTGTTTGATCACTAACTCTTGAATAATTTGATAAAGTTGGATTTGACTTGGTAATACTATATTGCTGCTTTGTATTTGTGTATTGTTTGCATTGTGTAAAATTTCACATAAGATAAGATGTTTTTTTAAGGTACTATTGTTTTTATATTCTTTTTTACAATGTTTACATACGGATGGTTTTCTTTTTTTTTTCATAATATATTGCAAATTTTGATGCGGATTTTGATTCGTTGAAGTTGATTCCATTTTATTTAGTTGATTATTAAAAAATTATTTTGTAATTTCAATTTTTAAGGGAACCTATGGTTCCCCTATGACCCCTCCTCTTTCTCCTTACAATATAGAATAATTAACTTGGCGCGCGAGTTTCTACAAAGAAAAAAGACAATAATATTCTGCTTCGCAAAATATGATTGTGTATATTGTTGTCAATACCCGCGCCGAGTTTATTAGGTAAAAATATGATGAGGAGGGGTCATAGGGGAACCTAGGTTCCCTTAATTTAAAACTGGATAATATATATATGTCAGATCTTAATAATGATATAACGAATATTTTAGATTCTGCTTCCAAGAATCAAATACTCGCTTCGGAGAGAGAAATTTTGAATAATATTTATAATGAGTTGTATCCAAATGATATTGATAATTGTAAAAATCCGTATCTTATCAATGAAAGGGATTTTAGGAAATGTAATAAATTGGCTGAAGCAGAACATCTAAAAACGGGTTGCCGTTTTTGTGCGAATTATTCATCGAGTTCACCCGAAGTTTTATATCATACCTTAAAAGTTATTCAAAATCAAGTTCGTGTTCCTTCTTCCGAATATACGATGAATATTGCTGCATTAAACGCTTATCAAAGACCTGAAGATAAATATCAAGTTATTCAGGCAGCTGGCGGTTCATATTATTTAGCTCCTCCTCGTGTCAATTGGAACCAAATGAGTGATCGTAAAGAGCCTCATATTCAAGAGGTTGTTACTTCCTCAGGTTCTACTTATGGTGGAAATAGTTTACGACGTTCTTTGGTTCGATTGCGACCGGGTGCAATGTCTCCTGGTGGGATTGGGGTGGATATTAAACATAACTCGTACGACCGTTATTTAAATCGTTTAAAAGGAAAATCAGCCCTTCGTCGTGGGATTATTCCTCCTACTTTTGGTGCTCCGATCCCTTTTAATCGAGCTTTTCCAATTTACGGTGGAAAAACTGTGAAAACCAATATCGTGAATGGTTGTAGTTGTGTTCCGGTTGTTTAGTAATCTTTTGTTTTTTATTTGTATTTCTTTTTCTCTTTTTTTCTATTTTTACTTATATTTGTCTTTAGGCAAAAATAATCATTTACCTTTTCTGATTCTTTCCTATGTTAGATAATTCAAATTGAAATTGAAATTCAAATTATAAAAATATAATGTTATTTATATAATTATGCCTTTTAAAATGGGTTTGCAAATTTCCAATGGAAATTATTATTCTGGAGTGGCTGCTACGCCTGTTACCCCAAATACAGCGGTAACTCCTCCTCCTCGAAAAATAGGATTAAATGCTGCGATGATTCAACGTATTCATACCATTCGTCCTGGTTGTGGCTCTTGTGGTAGGTAGGGGGACATACGTCCCCCCTACAACCCCCTCCTCGCTTTTTTATGATATTTTTGGCGTGCGAGTTTTTACAAAGAAAATGAGACAATTATATTCTGCTTTGCAAAATATCATTGTAGAAATTGTTGTAGAGCCTGCGCCGAGTTATCAAGGAAAAAGCGAGGAGGGGGTCTTAGGGGGGACTTCCGTCCCCCTAATTAAAAAGTGGACATATATATAAAATGACTGTGACAATGAGTTTACATATGAATTCGACCTCTACTTCTCCTTCTTATCCATCCAATCTTTTAGGAAGAGCCAGTTATTTTAGTACGATGTATGACACTACACTTCTTCCATATAATAAAGAATATAACAATTGTAGTAATACATTATGTTATACTTATAGTAAAAACTATATTTATAAACCACATAGTGCGTACGGAATGGTGGGAACTTCTGCCGCCGCTTATTTAGCAAGAAGACGTAGGCTATAAAAGATAGCTTGTATTTGTTGTCGTTGTATTTATACTTGTTGATTTGTATGGTCTCCCGATACTATCTTGTAATTCGATCAATAACGATGGTTCCTTAAAGAAAAGCCCCCAGTTGGCATTCGTGATTAAAATAAAAGCAAATAAGAAAATAAGATATCTTGTTTCATTCGTTATGAAAGGTAACGTTTTTTGGTAAGGATAAAATAAATAAATTAATAAAAAGGACATACACATTATATAAATAAATTCAAATCGTTTTTTCCAATAGTCTAAATTATTGATCCATTGTATATTTTTCTTATATTCTTCGTTTTCTTCGTTTTCTTTGTTTTCTTTTTTTTCTCTCTTTTCTAATTTTCTATTTTTCCATTGGTAATACATTTCTGTGCTAGAACATAAAACAAACAATATTTTGATTGAAAAAATATAAAAGATAAAAAGATTGTAATAAATATTCATTTATATTTATTCATTAAAATAACTTAAAGACAATGAATCTAATATCTTTGTGGGGGCGTGGTTTCATACAGCAATATTCAAAATTTAATTATTATTTAAATCAAGGAAACCAGTAATTATTTTGTCCTCTTTTAATCCGGAATTAGCTCAGTTGGTAGAGCATTCGACTGTAGTTGTTTAAATATGTTATCGAATTGTCGCCGGTTCGATTCCAGCATTCCGGAAAATAATACACTAGTGGTGTAGTGGTAACATACGACCCTTCCAAGGTTGGGCTAGGGGTTCGATTCCCTTCTAGTGTAAGTTTTGCATTCGTTGTGTAATGGTAACACGTGACTTTACCAAAGTCAAGCTATGGGTTCGATTCCCTTCTAATGCATCTTTTTATTTTGTTTTATTTTGTTTTATTTTGTTTTATTTTGTTTTATTTTGTTTTATTTTGTTTTATTTTGTTTTATTTTGTTTTATTTTGTTTTATTTTGTTT